AAGTGGAAGACGAAGTGGAAGACGAAGTGGAAGACGAAGTGGAAGACGAAGTGGAAGACGAAGTGGAAGACGAAGTGGAAGACGAAGTGGAAGACGAAGTGGAAGACGAAGTGGAAGACGAAGCGGAAGACGAGAAAGATATAAAAACAATTAAACAACGTGTAATCAAATTATTTGATGCAAATCCCGATATAGATATAATGTTTTTAGATGAAGCGCATTTTGGAATGAGCACAGAAAAAGCACAACAAATTGTAAAGGTATTGGATAGTGCTATTTCAAACACAATCAAGATATATGTTACAGCAACCTATAATAAACCATTACAAGCATATGGTGTTAAAGCAGAATGTAAGCTTACATGGGATATGAATGATATTCAAATAATGCAAAAAATAGATGAAAAAACTATAACTGATAATTCAATACAAAAACAATTTGGTAATGATATTTATGTAAAAGCATTAGAATATTTTGGAGATAAAACAGGATTATCACTAATTGATAAATTTAAAAAAGATTATTCTATTTTTCCAAAACCATATTTAATTACATCTGTGTGGGATAAAGAGTTTTTGAATGTTGAAAAATTAAAAATAGGAGATACCGAGTTTGGTTGGGATATGAACAAATTATTTGCTACCATTGGCGATAGTGATAATTTTGCAAACGAAGAACAAATAAAAGAAATGATGCGTTATTATTTTGGTTACCCTGATAAAAAAGAAGATTATGATAAACAATCTTTTTATAGAACAAGAGGTATATTGCCACGCATCCGAAATATTTGTTTAAATAAAAAATGTAGGACATTACAACCACAACATAAAACAACGCAATTATGGTTTTTACCAGTTGGGAATGGTAAAATTAAAAATAAAACTAAAGCATTAGTTGATTTATTAACAAATTCAAATGAGTTCAACGATATTAAACGAAATTTTCATTTTTTTATAGCAGTGGACATGGAAGATAAAACAAAAAAGGAAGGAGTTACATATATGGGTAATCCGCATAACATCAAAACCGAGATAGAAGAAGTAGAAAAAAAAATAAAAGACGGTAAAATAAAGAAGGACAATTTAATTATTTTGGCAGGACAACGACTGCAGTTAGGCATTTCTCTTCGTAATGTTGATATAGTGACATTATGGAATTCTATTTCAAGTGCTGACGCAATTTTTCAAATGCTTTTTAGATCTATGACGGAGGTTGATGTTCCACCTTGTAAACCCAACGAATATTGCGACGAAAAAAAGTTTGGATTCATGGTTGATATGAACCCGCAAAGAGCATTAACAAATGTCAGTTTATTTAGTGCAAATATTAGTAAAAAAAAAGACGCATACGATATACAAAAATATCGTCAAATTACAGATTTAATAAATATTGACGAAGATGTATTATATGATAAATATGGCGATGATAAATATGGCGATGATGAAAAAAGCAGAAATGATTTTGTAAAAGATTTATTTAATAAATTATACGCATCATGGAATATAAATGTTGAAAACATTAAAAAAATTATCGGAAAATTTACATTTGATATGACAAAATTGGAAGCATTGAAAACGGCATTTGAACGAATAAATATAGAAAAAGGTAAAAAAACAAAAGATGAAATAGATAAAAAAGAGGAGGACGAAATGATAGACCCTGGAAAAAATAAAGAAAAGTTGAAACCTAACAAAAAAGGACATAAAAAGGATGTGAAAGAAAAAGAAATTAATTTAATTGAAACCGCGAGTGAGGTAATAAGTGAATTTATATCTTTATTGAATATTTTTACACTTTATGCTGACAAAGGTGCACAATGTATTTTAACTGATAGTTCTAAATCAAACGCTGAAATTACACTAATAGATGATATTGATGTTCTTAAAAGTTCAGTATATCAAGATGAAGAAACAAAAGATGTTTTTTTGAAAATATTAAATGGACGACTATCTGGAAAGGCGGATGAACCTTATCCAGAAAATATCATAGATGATGTTTTGGGTGCAATGGATAGTTTAGATGATAAACTGATTGTGAATAAAATAATTATGTCACAAAAGAAACAATATTATACCATTAATGAACCTGATAAATTATTAGAATTTATTAATGGCGAATTAAAACCAAAGGAAAAGGAGAAAAAGGAAAATGGTGAAGTATTTACACCTCTGTCTTTGGTGAATGAAATGTTGGATAAATTAGATGAAGCGTACATAAAGGAACATGGAAAAAGCATATTTACAGAAGAGGGGTTCAAGTGGTTAGACCCAGCGGTTGGTATTGGGAATTTCCCAATTATTGTTTATCAACGCTTGATGAAAGGACTAATTACAAAAATACCAAATGAAGAAGAAAGAAGAAAACATATTTTGGAACAGATGATATATATGGTTGAAATTAGCGATAAGAGTATTTATATATTAGGCAAAATATTTTGCGGAGACAAATACAAATTAAATATTCACAAAGGTTCATTTTTAGATAGTAAATGTAGATATGACTTTATGTTTGATATTGTAATGGGAAATCCGCCATATAATCCACCAAAAACAGAAACTGGTTCTTCTGGAAATAGCATATGGCAGCAATTTGTCATCAAATCATTCTATCTGGTAAAGGAAATGGGTTTTTTACTTTTTATTCATCCACCCGGTTGGAAAAAACCTACGGATGAAATATTTGATCCGGCAAAACTTGATATAATAACTGGTGAATATTATAAATATGACAAAAAAACAGGAAAACAATCAATTAAACAAATACGACAAGGACAAGTTTGGCAGGTTTTAAAAGATAATGGCATTTTTTCATTTATTTATACAAACGATCAGAAAAATAAAAAAATAAAAGAATATATACCATATTTTCCAGCGGTTGACTATTATGTATATCAAAAAAATGGTGCTAGGACAACTTGTAACACAAAGAATATTTTTTTAGGAGAAACAAAAGAGGCAACAGAAGTACAACTAAATTATGAACTGAATTATTTACCAAATTTAATTACAAATCAAACGCAGCATATTTTACATAATGTTACAAGAAAAGAAGGGAAAAAGACAAATTTTAATAGAGGAATAGATGAAAGAAAAATAAATTGGAATGGAAAAATAATTAATTGGGTTTATGACGCAAATAAAAAAGGGTTTCAGTATAAAAAACATGGAATTAATGCATCATCGGAAAATGGTAAAACAAAGGAAGATACAGTTGGTATCAATAAGATTATATTAAATTTTGGTGGTGGCATTAGTTCATATAATGTAAAATATATATCAAGAAGTGAGGAAATTGGTGTATTAGATAAAACCATGTATTCAATGGTAGAAACTGATTTGGAAGGTAAATGTATTGAAAGGTTTTTCAGTTCAGATATAGTAAAATTTATATTCCTTATTACTCAATATGCTTCAGGTGCTATTACACAAAATGAAACTCTTGTAGCAAACTCAATTACCATTCCACCAGAAGATGTTGATGATTATTATACTTTTTTTGATATTGAAAGTGACAAAAAATATATAGAAGATATTTTAACTCATTATTATAAAGGTTCAAAAAATCCTTTGACAAAAGAAGACGATAATGAAGAACAAGATGACAAAGAAGTAAAATCAAAAAAAACACCAATAAAATTAGATGAAAAAATAGTATTAGTCCCTGCAACAGAAGCAAATGAAGATGTTTCAAAAGCAATACCATCACCCATTCCAAAAAAAAAAAGAACAATAAAAAAACGCCCAAAATTAATATTGGTTGAAAGTTCTGACGATAATGTAGTTCCTGAAAAACCAATAGATCCAAATGCCGAAAAAATATTTAATCCATTAACAAAGCGACATGTTAAAAACACGTCGGCAAATCGGAAAAAAATAGAAAAACAAACATTAAAACGAGGAGGAAAATCAAAGAAAAAAACTAGAAAAAATAAAGGTAATAAATACTAGTAAATATAATATTTTATTAATAAATATTTGAATATTATATATGTCTACGCATAACAATAATAAATATAAAGAAACCGCGGTGCAATATTATTTAGTAGAGGATAAATCACAAGAAGAAATTTGTAAAATATTCAATTGTTCTAGACGAAGTTTGATGTGTTGGGTAGAAAAATACAAAAAAGATGGAAAAATTATTGGGTATGAAAGAACGCCAAAGGCATATAAGGTGCATAAAGAACATGTAGATTTTTTATTACAAGAAATTAAGAAAAACAAAACTATTACAATTGAATTGATGTTATTTCAATATATCTAACATATCCATATAACGGAATATTGTACGACTGGATATACTTAAATGTTCTTTTTGCTTATATTGAGAACATAATTTAATATTTTCTAAAATTGCATTCCATTTCTCCAAAACCGTTATATCATTAAAATTATATTTGATATTATCTATTAAATCTATCAAAACATCACTCATTTTTTTATCTTTTGAACTATTTTGTCTTTTTTCTATAGTTTTTACAAAAGTAGAAATATAAGTATAAATATTCTCACTAATTTCTTCTACTTCATACGATTTATTTTCTTGGTCAACATATGATAATACTGTCTCTTGTAGCATCAGCAAAATGTTCATAATTTCATCTACGCTAATCAGACCCAATTTCATTAAATTTACCAAAAATGTAGAAGTCGCTTTACGTTTATCATTCTCTTTATTATTATCGCAATATTTATCATAGTCTTTTTCAGAATCTACAAATTGTATTTTACCGATTTTTTCCAGATATTGGCTAATAATTGTTATTATAATTTCCCTGAATATTGGAAATTTTTCTGTCAATTCTTTATACAAAATTGCATATAATTCAGAATAGAATTTATTTGTGCTTGCAATATCAAATATAATTGTCGTTACTTTCAATAAATTTTCATTTTCTTGTTGGTTGACATCTATTTCTTCCATAATAGTTGATATATATTTGAAAACTGTATCTCTTTGTATTTCATAATTCATCTCTGATAATTTATTAAGACAAATACGAACATCATTTATAGTCTGGTCAATACCCTCTTTTTTCTCTATTTTTGTAGTCTTAAAACTACGCATTCTTTCCCAGTCTTTATTTGAATTAATTGACTCTGCATTTAGTTTTGAACGTTTGAAATTATTTGAACCACTGTGCCTTTGATTCATTTCAGATGAGTTTTTATATTTTGTATTTTCATTATTCTGGGTTGAACCAGTTGTAGTAAGACCTAAATCTGTAGTTAATTTTTTTATTATATTCAAAACATTTTCTTCCAATTTATTTTCAAAACCATTATTCTTAATTACTGAAAATTCATCAAGTGAATAAAATACCATTTTTATTACGATATTATAATAAGATATTATTAATATTAATAAAATATACTATTTATATGTTTTATTGATACTATATTTATATAATATTTAATTGGTATAAAAACAAATAACTTTTATTATGTAGTCAATATGGATATAAATCAAAGCGAAATTGAAAATTCAAATATTGAAAATGAAAATAATGAAATGAATAATAATGACGAAACACCTATCGAAAACCAAAATGAAATAAAAAATTGGGAAGACCTTGAATTAACAGATAATTTATTAAGAGGGATTTTTACATATGGTTTTGAAGCACCAAGTGAAATACAAAAAATAGCTATTATGCCAATAATTCAAAAACGTGATTTGATTGCACAGGCACAATCAGGTACAGGTAAAACTGGTACTTTCTCAATTGGAACATTACAGAGAATTAATACAAAAGAAAATACAACACAAGCTATTATCATTGCACCAACACACGAACTTGCTAATCAAATATCTTCTGTTATATCGGGTCTAGGTTCTTGTATGGAAGGTCTCAAAATCAAAACTGTGATAGGTGGTACTTCTATACAAGAAGATGCCGCTGAAATACGTGAAAATACACCTCATATAATTGTTGGTTGCGCTGGTAGAATATTTGATATGATAAAACGTAATTACTTGAATGTATATACAGTGAAATTATTCGTATTAGATGAGGCAGATGAAATGCTTTCAAAAGGGTTCAAAGACCAAATTTATAATATTTTCCAATATTTGAATCAAGATATTCAAGTTGCTATATTTAGTGCTACAATGCCAGAAGAGATTCTAACATTGACAAACAAATTTATGCGAAATCCAGTTAAAATTACGATGAAAAGAGAGGAATTGAATTTGAATGGTATAAAACAATATTTTTTAGCTGTACATAACGACCATGCAAAATATGATATGTTAAAGCAATTATTCTCAATTATAAGTGTAAATCAATGTATAATTTATTGTAATAGTGTCAAACGTGTCGTAGATTTGCATAGAGCAATGACTGAAGAGGGTTTTTCAGTATGTGCGATTCATAGTTCGATGGATAAATCAGAAAGAAACAAAATGTTTGCACAATTTCGTACGGGTGGTTTTCGTGTTCTAATATCGTCCAATGTTACTGCTCGTGGTATTGATATTCAACAGGTTAGTACAGTTATTAATTTTGATATACCAAAATGTGTTCATACTTATCTGCATAGAATTGGGAGAAGTGGTAGATGGGGTAGAAAAGGTGTAGCAATCAATTTTATTACTAGAAAGGACGTTTTCGAATTAAAAAAAATAGAAAATTATTACAAAATATCGATTGATGAATTACCAAATGACTTCAAAGGTTAATAATTGATACTATTACAAAATATATATTCGTTTATAATATTTATTTACTATGAAATCAAATATTATAATGCTACAGTTCATTTTGAAATATAGTAAAAACAATTTAGATGAAAAATCAAAACAGAATATTATTGAAAATGAATCAAATAGTGATGAAAAAAACGGTGATTCTGACAATTCAAAAATAGATAAATATGGTCTTGTCAAAAAAGAAATCGAAAAATTCAAATTACCAATTGCCTATTTAGAATCGTCTGAATTATTCAAACTATCTGATACGGTTTCGTCTGATTTGGAATTGACAGAATCAAAAGATACACCATCTATGTATGAATATTTATTCAAACCTCAACATGAATTTGCAAAAACAATAATGCCATCATGGAAAGAACAATATACTAATAATATCGAATATCTAGAAGATACACAACATGTAATCACTAATATCACTGAATACAATTCTAAAATATCGGAATCGACATATAAACCAAATTGTGAAAAACTATTTGATATATGGAATTTGGTAAAAAATGATGACTCTTTTCTTGATAAATATAATTACATGGAATGGGATGTATTGAAAAGTTTGAATAATTCTTCCTCTTTTTTACAATTACTTTCAATGATAAATGTTGTTTCTCCACTAATTAGTTTATCTATTCCATTTTTATTGATACTTTTCCCATTTATAATATTGAAAATACAAGGCATACCAATTACATTCAATACTTATTTGGAAGTGTTAAAAGAAATCGCAAGAAATCATTTTATTGGGAGAACATTGACAAATCTACAAACGATAAGTATTGAAAAGGTTATTTATATTATGATAACATTTGGTCTATATTGCTTACAGATTTACCAAAATGTAACTTCTTGTTTCCATTTTTATAAAAATATACAAATAATAAATGATTCGCTGTTAGAAATGCGGTTATATACAAAATATTCTATCGGAAGTATGGAAAAATTTCTAGAAATAATAGAAGAAAAACCATCTTATAAGAAATTTGGAATTGTAATTCGAGAACATTTGAATGGGCTTCGAAATTTGAATTCAGAATTACAATTTATAAGACCTTTTAAATTTTCAGTAAATAAATTTGGCGAAATTGGATACATGTTGAAATGTTTCTATGAATTGTATGAAAATGCAGATTATACAGATGCTATTCGATTTTCGATGGGTTTTGAAGGCTATGTTAATAATTTAATTGGAGTAAATGAGAACCTGGTTTCAGGAACAGTATCTTTTACAAAATATCAATACAAAGTGGATAAAGAAACCGGTGGTCTTGAATTCAAAGAACAATACTATCCTCCATTATCAAATGAATCACCAGTTAAAAACAATTGTAAATTCGATAAAAATATGATTATTTCATCACCAAACAAATCTGGTAAAACCACCATATTGAAAACGACCGCTATTAATATTATATTTTCACAACAATTAGGGTGTGGTTTTTATAATTCTGGTAAATTAACGCCATATACACATATTCATTCGTATTTGAATATACCAGATACATCTGGACGTGATAGTTTGTTCCAAGCGGAATCAAGACGTTGTAAAGAAATAATCGATATTATTGCAGAAAAAAATACAGATGAATACCGACATTTCTGTATGTTTGATGAATTATACTCTGGAACAAATCCTGAAGAAGCATCTAAATCAGGATATGCATTCCTGAAATATTTATCAGGCTTTTCAAATGTCAATTTTATTTTAACAACACACTATTTTACTATTTGTAAAAAATTCAAGAATTCGGAAAAAATACAAAATTATAAAATGGATATTGAAATATTAGAAGATGGTTCATTCAAATACAAATATAAAATGAAAAAAGGTATTTCGAAAATAAAAGGTGCTATTCGTGTATTAAAAGATATGAATTATCCAAAAGAGATAATTGATATGGTAGAAAGAGCTGCATAACCATTATTTTTTCGAAAATAAAACTATTTGTTCATTTGTATCATTTTCTTTTGTTCTCACATAAACATCTTTATTAAGCATGTGTTGTTTTGAAATGAATCTAAAATATTTACTAGTAATTTCATTCATGTCATCAATTAAATTATAATGTTCTTTTTCACTATGAGAACCATAACCAGATAAAATATAACATAATTTTCCATTCGGTTCGAGAACATGGTAACATAATTGAATAGTTTTTTCCCAATATTTGATTAACCATTCTTCATATGTTTTATAACGTTCTGTACTTTGGTTTCCACCTTCATACAATTCTAATCGATAGTAAGGAGGGCTAAAAAATACAACATCAAAATGATTTTTGTACTTTGTCATAAATAATTTTGAATTCAATAAATCTTCAGATGGCTTACAGAATATTTCAGTTTTTACAATAGGTGAAAACGATTTTGCTAATAATTTTGTTTTTGCACAAACACTTGGTATAACATCTGTACCAACATATTCAACAACTTCTGGACATTCTAAAAATCCATAGCAATATGATGACCATCCTAATGTCGGGGTAAATACACGAGTGCCATGCAAAAGTGATTTATTCAATGAAAATACTAAATATGGATTCATAATAGATGCACGAAAATAATAAGATGAGAATACACTACCTAATCTACCTTCGTTCATGTAATGAATAGCACTTGGCGTTAAAATTTTATAATCGATTATGTTTTTTAAATATAAATCAGACAACATATCTAGAAATGATGGGACGTTCTCCAAACCTGACTTTGTATTTTGAAGAATATCATCAAAATGAACATTTCGAATTAAGTTTTTATAATAACCATCTTTATTATTGTTAAATTGCTTATTTTTCATTGGTTCTTCCATATGAATTCGATTCATTGATGTTCTCAAAGACAAATTATAGAATCGTGTTAAGTATTCTTGGTTGTTTTGAATATTATCAAATAAATTACGAATATTACTATCATTTAATTGTTTGGTTTTTATATATTCTTTGAGTGGTTTCAAATTTGGTCCTATTCGCACTTGTGCTTTCCTCAAAAATTCTAAATATGTCATTTTTTTTGGTTTGAAGCGTCTCAAAAGAGTCTCTAATTTTAATAATTCCATTTATAGTTGTGTGTTATTTTATTATATATAGATATAACTATTTTGGTAGAATAATCAATAATTTCAATTAAACTTATTTGATAAATGTACTGTAAATAAGTTTATTTAACATTATGATAAATATGAATTCTAATTAAAAGTATATTTGGGGTATTTCACATAAAACTATGAGATTATAATTCTAAATAAAACTTATTAAATTTAAATAATTTTACAATGAATATTTAAAAACACCCGAAAAAAGAAACGACCCAGCTTTTTTATTTTGGACATTTTAAAAATGTCTAATTAGGTAAAAAACAAGTTTTAGTTTTGCAAAAATCGAGATTTTAAACCAAAATGCAGTAAATACCAAAAAAATAAAAAAAATTTGGCTGCATAAAATTTTAAATAATTTTATGTATCATTAAGAATGTCCGCATTTTTTTGAATAGGAGTTTGAACGGCATTAATTCTAATGCCTATTTTGTGTCAATATTCGATATATACAAATGATATATGGTAACCTGTCAGAAATAATAACGAATATGACAATATTCAAAAAATTCAAAAAAATTCAAAAAAATACCAAATACTTTTTAGTAAAATTATCGAATTATTAGATAATATTATGTAATATTATTCAACATAATATCATTTAAAATTATTGAATACGAATATTAATTAAAACTATGATTTTCTTAATATCATTTAAAATTATCAAATATGAGTTTCATTTGAAATTATGGAATTCGTAAAATACATTTAGGCATTTTTCTCATTCATAAGTATAGTTCAAAAAAATGCCAAAAAATGCCGAAACTTTTGAATGCGCTGTTTGTGATTTTGTATGCAGCAAACAAAGTAATTGGTTGAAGCATTTATCAACGCAAAAACATAAAACTAGAATTATTTTGAATGGGGAAATAAAAGCAAAATTTGTATGTGAAAATTGCAACAAAGAATACAAAGCTAACAACGGATTATGGTATCATAAAAAAAAATGCATGCAATTGAAATCAAATATATATGATGATTCATGTAGTGATATTGAATCAAATAATTCAATTATTCAAAATAACGAAAAGCAATCTATATTTGAAAAACAAAATATACAATTACAAATACAAGAACCAGTAAATGCAGTGACCACCGAAATGTTTATGGATTTTATAAAACATAGTAAAGAAATGCAATCATTTATGGCTGACCAACAAAAAGAATTTCAGTCAGCAATTTTACAAAGAACTGATAAATTACAAGATAGTATAATCGAATTATCCAAAAATAATAATACAACAATTAATACAACGAATAATACAAATAATACATTCAATCTTAATGTATTTCTCAATGAACAATGCAAAGATGCACTTAATATCGACCAATTTTTAGAATCTTTACAATTAACAGTAGAAGATTTGGAAACTACTGGTCGATTAGGATATGTTCTCGGAATTTCACGTATTTTAATCAACAAGTTAAAAGAATTGGATGTTTATTCAAGGCCACTTCATTGTACTGATTATAAACGAGAAACTGTTTATATAAAAGACCAAGATAAATGGGAAAAAGAAAATACAAAAGCGAAATTACATCATATGATAAGACAAGTTGAAAAGAAAAATTTGAAAATGCTACCAACATGGCAACAAGAAAATCCAGAATTTCGAGAAGTCGCTACTCCAAAAAATGAAGAATTTGTCAAGATTTCATTGAGTTCAATTGGTGAATATACAAAAGAAGGTATAGAGAAACAAGATGATAAAATTTTACGCAATGTTCTCAAAGAAGTAGTTTTAGAGAAGGGAAAAATATAATAGAAACAACATCTGAAAACAATATAAAATTATTGTATCAATAAATTATAATTATTCGTTATGATGACAACAATGAATTTAGAAAAACCAGAAGTTCTCGAAAATATCAAAAACGAAATAGAATCTATGAATAAATATCATCAAATTGAGGTTCTCAAAATATTATCAAAAAATCTATGTAAAATAAACGAAAATAAAAGCGGAGTTTATGTTAATTTATCGTTTTTATCAAGTGAAACCGTTCAAGAATTAAAATATTATATTGATTACACAAGGCATCAAGAAGAGTCATTAGTAACAATGGAATATCAAAAAGAAGAATTTAAAAATGCATTTTTTATTGAAAAAGAAGATAAAGATAACCCAATAGTATTATATAACTCTCTCAATAAATAATATATAATAAAAATAAATGTCTTCATTTTGTAATTCTATATTTTTTTGCAAAAATAAAAATGATGCATTGGATACTGTAATATCAAAGACTCAACAAAATATGTTTACTGATATAAACAAAGAATCTGAAAATATATATATTGAAACAGAAAACATCAATAGTGTCGTTGAGTCAAATGATAATATAGGTATTGAACAACAACAAGAAGAACAAAATATTTCAAATGAATTTTCACAAACATCATCTATATCGACATCAAATAAAAGCACTATTTCAAATGAAAATTCGGAAATAGTAACCCCAAAACAGAAAGACACTCTTTTTTGGTGTCTTTATATTGCGATAAATGGTTATAATGATTATTTAGAAATTGAACGTAATTATGGGGTAAAAGAATTGGAAATAAAAAAACAAATAGCTGATTTCATAATTGCGAATGCAAGTAAATTAAAAAATACAAATGTCAAAATAACCAAGATTTCTATACAAGAAATATTATCTGAATTATTAACATCGCAAAAAGAAACTAGCATATTGTGTTTGGTCGCAATGACAGTTTTTTATAACATAAATATTTTATTAGTGGACCCAACAAAAAAATATTATTTGGAATATATTTCAAACAAAGATGTTGAAAATCCAACTTTTATTTTATATAAAGATACATATGGAAATTACAGTTTAAACCAACAGACGTTCGATGCAAATGACCTAGAAGAATTCAAATCAGATAAGGTATGTTTAGAAAATCATCTGAAACCATTGAAATCAATTTCAACATATAAAACAGATGATTTGGAGGCTTTATCGAAAAAAATCGGCTTATATGATGAATCAAAAAAATACAAAAAAGCTGAACTCTATAATTTGATTTCTGAAACGATTGCGTGGAAATGAAAAACGATAAAATTGAAAGAATATAAAATAATATATTATTTTACTATATAAGATAATATAATATGGAAAATACGAAGGAATCTCTGAAAAAAATAAATACCGATAATGAAAAACAGAATATAAAAACAATTCAACAAAAAAAAGAAGAATTTGAGAGCATAGTTCGGAATTATTTAGAAAGTAATCCAGTAGTGCAAACAGACCGTAAAACAAAAGAATTAGAGATTCGTTTTGGAACAAATACAAAACTATCTCGACCAATTTCAAAAATCGATTATGATAATGTTATAAAACGTCTTTATTCGTGTGGATTCAAAATAGATAACCCAGATGGTATTCAAATATTAAGAATTCAAAATGAATATATCGATTCTCGTACAGGTCAGACAAAGATGTCAAATATTCGTGCTGAAATTACAGGAACTGATTTAATACAAGAATATTGTCGAACAAATAATTTACAAAAAATAGTTGATATGCCTTCAACCACGAATAAAAAACTCAAATTTACACAAAAGTTATCAGCAATGGATAAAAATGGTGGTATTATAAAACGTTTGGATATGGATGATTTCAATTTTCGTGTTTCTTATCAAACTGAACAAGATTTCAATATACAATCACCATTGGCACGTAATATTATTTCAAAATGGATGGAATCCAAAAAATTATTCCGTTTTATGAATCGTATTCGGTTTTATCACGAAGAATATCCGATATTTGCAGACCTCAGTATCGTAAAAACAGCAAAAAAGACAAACAAGATACCTATTCCACAATATACAATACAAGAAGCAGGCGTTTTCACAAATATGGAACATTATGAAGTAGAATTAGAAGTTGATAATACACGTGTTGGAACAGGAACACCATATTCGACCGTATTGCCGCTGATAAGTATTTTGCGTAAATGTATTCGAACGGTATTGAGTGGAATACAAGGGTCAAAATATCCAATTTCATTTATTGAGCGTGATTATGTATTAGATTCATATATGAGATTGATTCATGGCAAATTAGATGATAATAAGGATACATCTGAAAATGAACATTCTGAAGATGATAAACCAAAACAAGAAAAGAAGTTGCCGAAAAATCGCCGAGTTTTACCCAAGGATTTTATTGGTCCTGCATCATATACTCTACAAATTGAAAATATTGTAGAACAAACCGAAAACACATTGATTACGAATATTCGCAAAAATTATACAGTAACAGAAAAAGCAGATGGTGAACGTAAATTATTATACATTTCAGAAGAAGGTAAAATATATATGATTGATACAAATATGAATGTAATATTTACAGGTGCAAAAACAAGCGAAAAAACAATTTTCCAAAGTTTGCTAGACGGTGAGCATATTAAAAATGATAAAAATGGTAATTATATTCAACTATATATGGCATTTGATGTTTATTATATAAATAAAAAATCAGTCCGTGAATTTATATTTGATGATAGCGAACAAATGGAAAACCCAGAATCAAAACAACGTCTTTCATTATTACGTGAATTGATATCTTTAATAAAACCTATTTCTATTTTGGAAGAAAAAGGTGAAGTTGAACGAAAACAACCAATTAATAATAGTGATTTCAAAGTAGCTTGTAAAAGTTTCTCTTCAGAAGAATCGATTTTCAAAGCATGTTCAAACATTTTATCCAAAATAAATGATGGATTATTTGAATATAATACAGATGGTTTGATATTTACTCCAGCGAATTTACCAGTAGGTGGCGTAACTGTAGGTGGCCCTCCTGGACAATTAATAAAATCTACTTGGGAAAAGTCGTTCAAATGGAAACCAGCTGAATATAATACAATAGATTTCTTGGTAAGCATTAAAAAAGATAAGACAGGTAAAGATGAAATTCATCATATTTTCCAAGAAGGTGTCAATTTGGAAGGGATACAGAATGTTACCCAATATAAGACATTAGTATTAATGTGTGGATTTGATGAAAGAAAGCATGGTTTTATGAACCCATGTCAAGAAATATTGAATGATAATTTACCAAATTTTGACGATATTGATAATGAAGAAAAATACAAACCAATGCCATTTCAGCCTACAGACCCATATGACCCAAATGCTTGTTTTACAAATATTTATTTGAGAGAGGAAGGGTCAAAATTATTTATGAATACAGAGGAAGGCGAATATTTTGAAGAAAACATGATTGTTGAGTTCAAATATGTAGATACAAATAGTGATGGATGGAAATGGGTTCCATTACGTGTTCGTTATGATAAAACTGCAGAATTGAATGCAGGTCAAAAGAATTATGGCAATGCATACCATGTAGCAAACAATAATTGGCATTCTATTCATCATCCAATTACAGAAGAAATGATTTCGTCAGGAAATGGAATTCCTGAATATACATTGAGCGATGATGTTTATTATAACCGTTCCAATGATGAAACAAGCACACGTGGGTTAAGAGATTTTCATAACTTATATGTAAAAAAGAATTTGATTAGTGCAGTATCCAATCGTGGAGATACATTAATCGATTATGCTGTTGGAAAAGCAGGAGATATGTCAAAATGGATTCGTTCAAAATTAAGTTTTGTATTCGGAATCGATATTTCAAAAGATAATATTCATAATCAGATGGATGGTGCATGTGCAAGATTCTTGAAAGCACGTAGAAAATATCCACAAATGCCATTAGCCCTTTTTGTTGTAGGAAACAGTGGATTAAATATAAGAAATGGAGAAGCATTTTCAACTGAAAAAGATAAACAAATTACAAATGCAGTATTTGGAACAGGTCCGAAAGATGCTGGTTTATTAGGTCGTGGAGTGTATAATCAATATGGAGTTGCAAATAGCGGATTTCAAATTAGTTCTTGTCAATTTGCTATGCATTATTTCTTTGAAAACAAAACGACATTTCACCAATTTTTGAGAAATTTGGCAGACTGTACCAAGGTTGGTGGATATTTTATTGGAACATGTTATGATGGTAAGTCAGTTTTTGATTTATTGAAAGATAAAGATTCAGGGGAAAGTGTTACAATAATGAAAAATGATAAAAAAATATACGAAATCACGAAAAAATATGACCAAACTGGTTTTCCTGCAGAAGAAATGAGTTTAGGTTATGCAATTGACGTTTATCAAGAAAGTATCAATAAAGTATTTCGTGAATATCTTGTAAATTTTGAATATTTTACACGTATTATGGAAGATTATGGATTTGTATTAGTGAATAAAGACGAAGCAAAAACAATGAATATGCCAAGTGGTTCGGGATTGTTTTCAGAATTATTTACTCATATGGAAAATGAATTGAAATATAGACCAAAAATGAAGGATGAATATGGAACCGCATGGATGATGTCTTCAGAAGAAAGACGTATATCTTTTATGAATCGTTATTTTATGTATCGTAAAGTGCGAAATGTAGATTCGAAGAAAATGTCAGATGTCATAATAAAACAGAGTGAATTACTTGACCGTATAGGTGAAGATAATATAAAAGAAATGGAAAAAATCGTTGAAGAATCGCCGTCAATTAGTCAAGAAAACCCTATACAAACTGGTATTCCAAAAAAAATAAAACGTAAGCTGATATTAACAAATTATGACCCAATTAATGAAGTAGTAAATGAAGATAAAAATGTACAAAAAGCCACAAAAGAAATTGAAACAAAAGATTCTGAACCAGTTGAAGTTACAGAATTCAAAATTATTGGAGAACCAATGCGATTGAAAGTAAATAGACGTAAATAATATTCAAATATGAAATGAGAGAAAACCAAAAATGATATAAACAGTTTTTTTGTTTTTATTTATCTAATAAATAAATTGATAAATAAAAATGAGTTATTACTTGTTGCCGAGAACACCATTATTAATATATAAATATATAGATTTTATAGAATCAAATGAAATGCCCGTACCTATAATATCCAATTCTTTATCATCATATTTGTATGAACTGAAAGAAAAATTAGATAAACGAGAAAAAGATTGGGATATTTTCAAAAAATATACGAATCCATATGAATATATTCATAGCGTTATTCCTTTTAAGAAAAAACCAGTTTCGAAATATAAACCATTATCAAGGTCGTATTTCAAGATGATAGAAATAATCAATACATTCGATTTGCAATTTGATTCAAAACCAATATCTACATTTCATCTTGCAGAAGGTCCTGGTGGTTTTATAGAAGCAATCGCAAATTTGCGCAAATCTAATTATGATAAGTACATAGGAATGACAATAATAGATGAACAAAACGACCCAAATATTCCTTCTTGGAAAAAAACAGAAACTTTTTTGAAGAATAATAAAAATGTTTTTATTGAAAAAGGCATAGATAATACCGGAAATATATTATCATTTGATAATTTTATTTATTGCAAGGATAAATATGGGTCATCTATGGATTTTATTACAGCGGATGGTGGGTTCGATTTTTCATTAGATTTCAATAATCAAGAAATGAATATAGCAAAATTATTATTTGCACAAATAGCTTTTGCATTAGTAATGCAAAGTAAGGGGGGGTCATTTGTATTGAAAATATTTGATTGTTTTATGAATCATAGCATTGACCTTTTGTACATATTATCTTCATTTTATGAAAAAGTTTATATAGTTAAACCACAGACTAGTCGATATGCAAATTCTGAAAAATATGTTGTTTGTAAAGGATTTTTATTCCAAAATAATCAATCATTTTTTCCTTATTTAAAAAAGGCATTTGAAAAAATGGTGAATTCAAATGAAGAAGAATGTTTTATTAAAAGATTTTTGAATACAGATATATCATACTGTTTTATGATAAAATTAGAAGAATATAATGCTATTTTTGGCCAACAACAAATTGAAAATATTCATTATACAATTTCATTAATAGATAACAAAAACAAACATGAAAAAATAGACAATTTGATAAAACTCAATATACAAAAATGTATATTTTGGTGTGTCAAAAATAATATTCCTATAAATCAATTTCCTAGTTCAAATATATTTTTATCACATAATAATGATAATAATTACGAAAGTAACATATTTATTGAAAAATCACAAGATACCGAAACATAGGTTTGAATATATGATTATATGATTATATGAATATTTTGTATATTATATGAATATATCAATATTTTGATAATTTATAAAAACAAATTTTTATGTTTTTATAAATAATTTTTGATTAGATTTTATTAACAAATGATTTCAGTTCGCATTGTTTATAAACGCCAGTAGAAGTTACCTTTGGTGTTTTCTTATTAGGATAGCCGATTTTGTCTTTAATTGTATATCCATTTTCAGAAACACCATAAGATAATGCATTTGCAACTTGTAATCCCAGAGCATTTCTATAAACAACAGATGAGTTTGTAATAGAATCGTATTTAATACGTGACGTAAGAGCACCTGAACTGACAGCGCCTTGTTGTGCAAATTGTGGATTATTTGGTTTGTAATAAATAGCAGCAAATGAACGACCTATCAAGGGAGTATTTGGTGATAATATATCAGTATTTGTAGTTGTTGTTCCTAGTGTACTTGGTACATTAGTATTTATATTATATCCTATAATTCGAGCAAAATCGCTATTATTAAATTTAAAAGCAGGTGATTTAGTTGTTGATGTTATTGTCCATGGTCCAGCATTAAATAATGAATGGGTTGATGTAACATAACTATAAGAATATGTATTATTAACACTATCAATTGGAAATATAGTTGTATTTGCAACAGTTGTAAATAATTCAACTCTGCTATAAGCATTATTATACGACATACTTAATAGATAAACATTGGAACCATTATTATTACGTACAAAATAATGACCATTCTTCGTCATAGTTTGAATTAAAATACCATTCAGGTCATCTGTATTATATGAATTACTACCAGGAATTGTCACTGTATAGTTTGAACCATCAAGCCATAGATATTGAAAACTTACATCATAAGGTAAATAGTATTTTGGACATGGGGTAGTACCATTCGCTGCATAAAGATTAGCAATTGATAAACTATCGCCAGGCGTTGAATTTGGATTTCCTTGGCGTAAATAATAATATTGATTTTGCTGAAATGTACGATTACGATTCGTTAAATATTGGGTTGTATTAGTAAAATAATTAGGTGCATTTGTAGTTTTATTATAACTTCTTTTGATATTTCCACTACTACGACATCGCCGTCTAGCATTATCTGCATCAGAAAATCCCAAAGTAGTACAAGAAGAACACGACCCAGGTCTTTCTGAAGTATTCGTTGTTAAATTAATATCTAATGTATTAACTAAACCTTTACGGGTACCTGAACCAGTAGTAGAACTACCATATACAATTGAACCATTAGGTCTATTAATTTCATCGATACTAGATGATATTCTATAATTACATTGATTAACGCCCCACTGAGATGCAATTTCACGACGATACAAATTCAAAGGATTTGGTAAAAATATCGTTCCAGATGAGGCACGCATGTATTTTTTGTTTGCATTTTTTTTTAAAACACTTGTAATTTGACTAAAAGTCTGCCCTTTCCATGAAACAATAGGTTTATCATTGATATTAATATGGGTATTCATATTGTATAAATTTGCCATTTTATTTCAAATAATTAGTATATAGTATATTATTATAATTATATAATGTTATACATAAAAAATATAAATCAAATTTAAATCAAATATAAAATCAAAATGAAATAAAAAGTTAATTGCTATTATTTTTAGCATAAATGAATTTAGTATTAGAAAAAGAGCAATTTAAATTAGGAAATACTCATTTTTTAGATACAAAACGAAATGTTATAATAGATGGTAATTTTACAAAAATTTTGTATTCAAATGACTCATTTATAATGAATGGTATTTATATTTTATTCAATATAGACGAATATATAACGGAAAAGATTTCAAATAAATGTTTAATTAAATTTAATCCATATAGTAAAAATAATTTTCCAATTATACAAGAATTTGCTAATTTAGAGTTCAAGATTATTGAACATTATAAACAAATGAATGGAATAAATAACCGTAAAATATCAAATTTATTATCCAAACAATTATACAATGGTATTATGAAAATTTATAAAGAACATTATAATAAGCAGGTATCAGAAGAACATACTAATTCGATACAAATGCAATGTGTTATAAAGATATCAGGAATATGGGAGACGAAAGATGAAATCGGTATTACTTTTAAAATATTTCAAATTATATAAAGCGTATAAACCAGACAATTTTTCTATTATATTTTATTATAATAGAAAAATGATATCAAAAATATTACATCAAATATGGATTGGTCCATTAGAAGCACCAATAAAAATGATGAATACATGGAAAGATAAACATCCAGATTTTGAATATATTTTTTGGAATGAAGAAGAAATAAAAAAGAGAAATATGAAATTCAAATGTCAAAAACAAATAGATGAAATGCCAGAATACAATGGTAAAGCAGACATAATGCGTTGGGAAATACTTTATAAATATGGTGGTTATTTCGTAGATGCTGACTCTATTTGTATTGAACCATTTGATGATTTTTTTATCAATAAATTAGGATTTGCAACATTTGAAAATGAAATTTTACGCAAAGAGTTAATTGCAACTGGGACAATGGGGTTTATACCAAAACATAAATTATGTAAAGATATATTAAAATGGATTCGGTCAGAAGAAGCAATTGAAACATTGAAAATCACAAATGCATGGGGTTCAGTTGGACCAGGCTTATTAACACGTTTTCTAAAAACTGGGAATTATACAAATGAATTTACTGTTTATCCAAGCCATTGTTTTCTACCAATACACTTTACAGGAGAAGCGTATGCTGGTCATAAAAAAGTATATGCGTATCAAGCATGGGGAACTGCAAATAATACATATGAGAAAATGAATAAAATAGAATTACCTTTACAATTAAGAGAACCTAAATTTTGGGTATCTGTTTTGATTTCAAGTTATAATACAAAACATTTTTATATAAAAGAATGTTTAGAATCTATAAAACAGCAAAAAGGCTATTTTGGAATTGAATTGGTTTGGATTAATGATGGTTCTTCGTCGGAATATACATCACAATTGGAAGAAGAATTGAATTTGTTTATAAAAAGAACACGTTTTTGTAAATTAATATATCATAAAGAGTCAGAAAATCATGGTGTTGCATATAGTTTAAATAATGGAATTTCATTATGTACGAATGAATTAGTATTTCGAATGGATTCTGATGACATTATGTTACCTGACCGAATTATGAAACAAATCGAATTTATGAAAAAGAATCGGGATAGTGTAATATGTGGTGCAAACATGCAATTGTTTATTAATGAAAACCCTAATAATTTAAAAGATAAAACATTATTGGATGAAACCTTTCATATTATAAGTTTGAAATGGCAGGATTTTCTCAAATCAAAACCAATATGGTTTATGAATCATCCAACAATATGTTTCAGACGTAGTGCTGTTCTTGCAGTAGGAAATTATAATGACCGTGGTCGTGATTTTATGTTAGAAGATTATGAATTAGAATTAAAATTGATGCATAAATATGGTGAAATTCATAATGTTGGCGAAATATTATTATATTATCGAATACATTCAGAACAAGTTACATATCAAAAAAATTCGAATGATAATGAATTTAATGAGCAACGGAAACAAATATTAGATGAAATAATAAATCCAAAACCAATAGAAAATACAAATGACTATTTTGACGATTGGTAATATACGAATTAAAAATGACGCATTGACATAAGTGGTCGTCTTTTTCCACTTCCACCGAATGGCATTGAATTATTATTTATTTGAAATGGTCTTGAACCATTTCGTATATCATGTAATTTATTTTGTTCTGTTTTTGGTTCAGTTCCAGTAGAAAAATTATTTATATCGATAAAACCAGTTTCTTCATTGATATTATATTGTAGATTAGTTAATGAATGAATACCTTCATTTGTTTCACCAATATAACGGTCAAATTCACTACGATTAACTACTCTTTCTAAACCATCCTTCATTTGAATTATATTTTTGTCCATTATAGGATAAAATTGGTCACGGTTAATAACAAGTTTTGCCGCTAATACACGTAAATGTAATAAGTTATCTTCAAACCCCCATGCCCAAAAATTAGGAAATCCTCCTACTAGTTCAAAATCGGAACCTTTTATAGAAACAATACCACCTAATGTAAATTTATAGCCATAAAAGTGTTTTACGACACCTGGTACTGTATGATAATTTAAGAAGTTTTTTGTAAATGGCATAGTGTCAACATCATTGAACACAAATGTAATATTTTTATAATCATTTGGATATTTTTCTTTCATTGTTAAAAATCCGATATTTTTCATTGCACCACGATTGAATTCTCTTTCATCTTTTTGATGAATATAATAGATTTTATAATCAGATGGTTGCATATCTTCTAAAACCTTTTTCATATGAGAAACAAAAAATGTTAGTTGTTGTTCTCTATCTCTATATGGAACAATAAAAACAAGTTTTGGAATTATTTCAGTTTCAGACACAGGTTCTTCAACTACTTCTAACACAGGTTCTTCAACAACTTCTAACACAGGTTCTTCGACAACTTCTGAAACAGGTCCTTCAACAACTTCTGAAACAGGTTCTTCAACAACTTCTGAAACAGGTTCTTCAACAACTTCTGAAACAGGTTCTTCGACAATTTCAGATACAGGTTCTTCGACAATTTCAGATACAGGTTCAGTTTCTTCGGCAACTTCAGTTACAGGTTCAGTTTCTTCGGCAACTTCAGTTACAGGTTCAGTTTCTTCGGCAACTTCGGGTTCGGGTTCAGTTCCTTCGGCAACTTCAGTTTCTTCGGCAACTTCGGGTTCAGGTTCTTCGGCAACTTCGAGTTCAGATTCTAAAACAACCGCTTCTAAATAAAGTGATTCTTCTATATTATTTGTTTCTACGTTTTCACTATTTTCATCAATGAATACAATAATATTTTCGGGATTTGACTCTTCCATAGAAAAATATATAATATAATAGCATAAATAAATTATATATTTACAACAAATTCAAATATTTTTAAGAATATTTTTCTAAAATAGATTTTGGTACTAAATTGTTTTTAATAGCTTCGAGTTTTTTGAAACATTTGTTTATTGTAACTTCACTAACACCACAAACATTTTTGATATCTTGTTTCGTAATATTTTGATTACATATTTGAGATATAAAATAAACAATTCCAGAGGCAATAGCATGTGGTATATTATCAGTAATAATATTATTTTGTTCAACTTTCAAAGCAATAAATTTAGCTAACATAGTTAATTCTTGGTTTATATTCAATCGACTACAGTATCTTTCAATAAATGAACTCGGCAATGTAACGCAAAGGTCTGTTTTTTGAGATGGTTCAAAATTACGTTCGATATTATGTAAAATATTCACTGCCATTGAGCATCCGGTGGTAGCACTTGTTTTATCTAATTTAAATATTTCTGCAATTTCATGTGCAGTTCTAGGACAACCATTCAATCTACACGAAATATATATAGAAGCAGCTTTTATACCATCACGATTCATACCACGAAACATTTTTTGTTCAGAAATATCTTTATGAATAACCATAGCATCATCGATAAATATTCTTGGTATTCCAGAATTTTGGGCCATAATAGTTATAAACTGAAATTCATCATAAAGGGATTTTTCTTTATGAGGCATAGATTGCCATTCAGTCCATTTACGTATTTTCTTCATTTCATAAGAAGATTTAGTATTACATAAAACTTTACATCCGAAAGATGATTCTACTAAAAGAGGATTAATTGGATTGCCACACCGGGTAGGGTCATTTGCATTTTTATCATCAGCTCCATAAAATCTCCATTCAGGTGAATAGTCTAAAGTATCTTTACAAATAATACCACATGTTATACTTGTACAAGTAGGAAACCCATCCTCCATTATCATCAATGATGAATTACATAATTCACATGATTCATTTTGTTTTATATAAATTGTTTCTAATGGAATTTCTTTTTTATCTGATGATGTTTCTTCCGAATCACTATTCAAAATTTTTTTGTCATTATCAAAAACATTCCATAATTTTGATTTTTCAAAAGAAGATAATCCACTTTTCTTTTTTTTTGTTTTTTTATTTTGATTACTGTTATTTGAAATTGACTCAATTGATGAAATTTTTTTTATGGTTGTATTATCATAATTATCTGTTTCTACTATGGATTCCATGAGTTTTACATTTTCAAGAGAATTATTTTTTAGTCTTTTAACCTTAATTTTAAATTTTTCAGATAGAATCATTTTACTAATTATCAGTTAATAAAAATTCAAAATTTGAATTCAATTTTATAATTCAAATTTTTTTTATCATTATATTATAATCTAATATGTCGGCATTTTTGAAAAATATACCAGGAATGAATTTAGTAGGTAAGCTTGCAGGTGATAGTGCAGGAGCATTAGGAAGTGGTGCAGCTAAAGGTATTGAAGAAACAGTCAAAACTGAAATTTGTAAAATTTTACAATCAGACAAGTCTGAAATAGTGAATATAGCTACTAAAGCAATAAAAGATAAGATAATCGAAGCCGACCCTGTATTTCTGAAAGAACTTGTTCAACCCATAGCTGATATTTTGAAAGAAAATATTGAAAAAGAAAAAATGGAGAATATGGAAAAGTCAATTGAAGAAGAAAAATCAGTTGGATTAGAAGCTGCAAGTGAATTTAGTGAAGAAAAACCAGTTAGTGAAGAAAACCAAATTAGTGAAGAAAAACCAGTTAGTGAAGAAAAACCAGTTAGTGAAGAAAAACCAGTTAGTGAAGAAAAACCAGTTAGTGAAGAAAAACCAGTTAGTGAAGAAAAACCAGTTAGTGAAGAAAACCCAGTTAGTGAAGAAAAACCAGTTACAGAAGAAAACCCAATTACAGAAGAAAAACCAGTTACAGAAGAAAAACCAGTTACAGAAGAAAAACCAGTTACAGAAGAAAAACCAGTTAGTGAAGAAAACCCAGTTAGTGAAGAAAAACCAGTTACAGAAGAAAAACCAATTACAGAAGAAAAACCAGTCGAACCAACTAATGTATTTAAAGGTGGGTTAAAATATATAAAAACGAATAAAACCAAAAACTATAAAATGAAAAAATCTAAATCTAAATCTAAATCTAAAAAACAAAATCGTAAAACTAAAAAATACAGAACTAGAAAATCAAAAAGTCGTAAATTAAGAAAATGAGACTTTTTTTTCTATTTTTTCAAACATTTCAGGATTATATACTAAATTGCCAGTTGGTTTGTATTTATCAATAGGAGTATATTGTTTTCCATTTTTGCTTATGTTTACTTGTTTTTCATTCATATTGATTTCATTTTTTTCTTCTTCTTCTTGTTCTTTTTTATGAATAATATTACCTTTTTCATCTAAAACAATTCCAGTTTTTTTCTTAAATTCAGTTCTAACATAAGAAGGAACCCAATTCATCCAAGAGACAAATAAAGTATTGGGATGTACATATCGAACATGAAAGCCATTATTTTCCAACTTCATTACCAGATAGCCAGTACAATCACCTTTATCATAAACAGGTTCTCCAAATATATATTCAGGAACAGTAAACCAAATATGTTTTTCATTTGGTTTTGTTTTTGAGATAGTAGTTATACGTTTATGAATTCGATTCAATATTTTATTAAATATAGAAAGTTGTTTTAAATCCCGCTGTTGTTGTTTTTCATAAAGGTCGTCTATATTAATATTTCTAGTAGATTCTTCATCATTATTAAATAAGAAAGAAGACATTATATTATGATTTAATATATTTTTTTGTAAAAATATACAAAAAAATATAGTGTTATTAGAAAAACTAATATACAATTGAAAAATGGAAAAGGAAATTGAATTAGAAAGTAAACTAGGTACAGAAAAATCAACAATCAAACATATAGTATGTGCAGGTGGTGGTGTTACTGGTTTTTCGTATTATGGCATTTTACGTGAATGTCATAAAAAAGAATTATGGAAATTAGAAGATATTGAATCGATGTACGGAACGTCAGTCGGTTCTATATTGATAATTCTATTGACATTCAATTATGATTGGGAAACATTAGATAATTTTTTGATTAAACGCCCATGGAATAATGTTTTTAATTTTAATATATATTCAATATTTGAATCTTTCAATAAAAAGGGAATTTTTAATATCAAATCTATTCGTGAAACGTTTTTACCTATATTTAATGGTAAAGATATTTCAATCGATATTACAATGCAAGAATTATATGAATTGACAAAAATAGATATTCATATTTTTACTACAGAGATGAACAAATTTGAAACAATAGATATATCTTATAAAACTCACCCGAATTGGAAAGTAATAGATGCAGTATATTGTTCATGTGCTCTTCCTGTTGTATTTACGCCATATTTGATAGAGAATAAATGTTATTGTGATGGAGGATTTTTAATGAATTATCCATTAATTAAATGTATTGAAAATGGTGCAACCCCGGATGAAATAATAGCTTTAAATCGTAAATCAAGGAAACAAGATAAACCAAATATGGATTCTGAATCATCATTATTAGATTTTATTATTATGATATTGAATAAACTTATCAAAAATATTTCAAAATATGATAAAATAGAAATAAAAAATGAGTTTATTGTGGAAAGACCGTCGGTATCATTATATGATATTTATAATGCGACTACAAGCATAGAAGAAAGAATAAACTTGATTCAATTGGGTGCGGGTTTAGTTACAAATAATTCAAATGATATTGATGATATCAAGGATGTCAATGATGTCAATGATATGCATAATGTCAATGATGTCAATCATATTAATTCAACATAGTATTTACAAATTGTTCAAGAGAAGAATTTGTTATTTTTGAATCGAATTCAATTGTTTGGTCATCTTTCAACATTTTTATTGTAGGATAAGAATCGATGCTATATGTATTGATAGCACGGGCAATATCACTAGTTTCGTTTGTACAGTCCATATCAATACACTTAATTACATATCCATTAACTTCTTTACCTTCATAATTTTGTTTGAAATTATTCCATTCAGGCAGAGCTTTTTTACAATGAGGGCACCAATCAACATGGAAAAATAATATATTAACTTCTTTGTTACGACGATTTGAGTTTGCTACATCTGAATATTTATTTGCGACTTTTTTAGCATAAAATGTATTATATGAATATACACCAGCATAAATAAAGATAATGAAAACAACAATAGCAATAATATAATAGTAATAAGGACGAATGTATTTTTTAGCGACTTCGATGAAATTTGACATAGTATATATAGTTTTGATAAATTAGTTTAACCAATTTATCGCTAAAATTTAGGAAACATTATTTTATGATGATTATATAAATATAACTTCTAAATGGTAAATAAAACCATAAAAAATAATATATCAAAAAATAAAACCATAAAAAATAAACAAATATATTCAGAAAACGATTATAATAGTAATGATGGTATGCTTACTACGGTATGGGGACCAAGTATGTGGCATTATTTACACACAATGAGTTTCAATTACCCTATCAAACCATCATGTAAAGATAAACAACATTACTATGATTTTATTATGAGTTTGCGATATGTATTACCATGTGGTAAATGTCGTAAAAATCTCTGTAAAAATTTCAAAAAATTACCATTAAAAATGAAAAATATGGAATCACGCGATACATTTTCTAGATATATCTATCAATTACATGAGATTATAAACAAAATGTTGAATAAGAAATCGGGTCTAACTTATGAAATGGTAAGAGAACGGTATGAACATTTTCGTTCAAGATGCGCGAAAAGTTATAAAGATATCAAAAGAAGAACGATAAAAATCAAAAAGATTGGTGAAAAAGGTTGTACAGAACCATTGTATGGCGAAAAATCAAAATGTATTTTGAAAATTGTTCCACAGGAAACTAAATGTGATACATTAGAGATAGATGATAAATGTATAAAAAAGCCATTGTCTGAAATTTTGGAAAATAATAGTAATCTATAAATCAAAAATAAAAACACATATTTAGTAAAATCGTATCTTCTTACTAGGGAATTATATACTCAAGATATATATATAATTTTTATAAATGAGTCAGCAAACATTAAAATCAAATAAAGTAGAATTTGATTTATCGAATAATAAAGTAATAGAAATAGATACTAATCAAAGTGTAGATAGTATGTTGAATCTAAATTATAATAAAAAATCAAAATATGTACCATTTTGGTCAGAAGACCCTAATATTTTATTTCAACAAAAATACATTTTTGAATTTTTTCCAGTAGAAAATATGACATATGAGCAAAAATTAAATGCTGTTACCCGTTCAGTAATTATTTTAACAGTTGTTGGTTTGATATTTTCAAAAAGTATTCGTGTTTTATTAATAGGTCTAGTAACCATTGGTGCTATATATCTTATGCATTACTATCATAAGAAAGAAAAATCAAAAGTAGAATCAAAGAAATCATTGGAAGATTTGAAAGAGGGGTTTGATAGCCCAGCAAAAGATTATTTGAAACAAAACAATATTCCAATTGACCCAAATATTTTTGACAAACCTACATCACAAAATCCATTTGATAATGTTTTATTACCGGATTATGATTATAATCCAAATAAAAAACCTGCTCCTCCATCATTTAATAAAAATATTAATGAGCAAATATTATCGAGTGCTAAACAATTTGTAAAGGAAGCAAATCCAGACCAACCAGATATTGCTGATAAATTGTTTAATAGTTTAGGTGATAATTTAGTATTTGAACAATCATTAAGACAATTTAATAGTAATCCTAGTACAACAATTCCAAATGATTCAAATGCATTTGCACAATTTTGTTATGGTAGTGCTATTAGTTCCAAGGAGGGTAACCCATTCTCATTAGCACGTAATATGAGTCATTACACATTATATTAAGTTTTTGGATATGAATATTTGGTTTATAAAATTCAAATATTCATAATTATTTAGAAATTTCCTTCTCGTATTATAATATAAACCAAGTTTTATAAAATGGCAAACATTAGTTCATATATGTTTAATAATACTGATAGAATTGGAAATGATTCAACCGACCAATCACAAAAAACACTTTATAATACTCGATTTGCAAACTATACTTTATCCAATTTTTTCAGTGAATCAACATCTGATAGTCATGTTTCATTTGCTACTTCACAACCTACTGTAAATTATAGTGGAACTGCTCGTGGATTAGGTTTAGGAGGTTCAGTAATTGATGCTGATTCTCTTCTGTTAATTAAGAATGACCAAGAACGACCTCTAGAGAAACTTCAATTAATGGAACGCCCTTTCAAAACAATTCCTTATTTAGGACGTGGAAGTAATGACCCAGTATTAGAATCACAACTTCAACAAGGGGAAATTGTAAGCGATAAAAAGAGCATTTCTACTATCATGGATAAATCATTTGCAAATTATTCACTTTATCCAGTTGATACAAATATGGAAGAACATGTTCAAAATCCAAAATATTTAGTTGAAGAAGCTGCATTAAATGGTTGGGTTCGAGGTGGCATGGCTACTCGTGATATGTCAGCCGATGCTAATATGGTAAAGAATAATCGTCCTAATGCTAGTTATTAGATAAACAAAAATAATTTCAATTATTTTCTTGAATTTATTTTTATGAAACATAAGAAGGTAACAAGTCGATATCCATCAATAAAATATCTGAATTATCAAGTTCCTTTATTAAAAATTGGTTAAAATATGAGTATTCTAATTGATATTCAGGTCTATGTTTATGAACAGTTCTCGCAATCATTTTATATAATTTGAAATTAGGATAACGTTCATCACCATTTCTTTTATACAATACATTTTTATCAGTATCATCCAAACACCATCTATAAATTGTTTTTTGAAATTCATCGAAATTTTCGATATCTTCACTATTATCAGTATCAATAATAAAATCATAAATTGAACAACCTAGACGGCATAAATCAAAACTGTAATTTGGGTCTAATCTTGGTTTTGAATCATTCATATAAGGTTCGCAATTATATTGTGTAGCAGCATCTCCTCCATTTGCAAAACTATCAGAACAAAATATGTTACCATCGTAACGGTAAATACTACGTCCAAAATCAATTAGTTTAAATATTTTACCATAAGTAGGTACTTTATAGTATTTATTATCATATTTATAATATAAATATTCGATATCTGTATTTTTGTACATTATATTATTTGTATGAAGGTCATTATGTGTAAAATGGAAAGTTTTTTGGTATGTAATTAAAATCATAATAATTTGAATGAGAGCACTTGCTGCAGTATCTATATCCAATAATTCTTTTACAAATAATTCGTCGATAGTTCCATCGCATTTTTCAAGACAAATTAATTGTACCGGAAAATTACGAATAAATGTATATTTTTGATTTTCTTCATCATCAAAATAATTTTCTTCGGTTTCTGTTTCTGAACCTGAATCAGTCTCCCAATTACTAGAATTTTTATCAGCATCAGAATTATCATTACTATCGTCATTACTATCGTCGTCGCTATCGTCGTCGCTATCGTCGTCGCTATCGTCGTCGCTATCGTCTTTACTATCGTCGTCGCTATCGTCTTTACTATCGTCGTCGCTATCGCGGTCTTTACTATCGTTGCATTTATTTTTATTATTATTTGAATGAGATTTTTCATATATTAATTCTTCTTTTTTATCTAGATTTACATCATCTAGGATAGAATCTAAATCTAAACATCCAAGTGAAATAGCGCTAATATTATGTTTATCGGATTCAGAAATTTGAATTTTATGTTTATTTGCGCGAGAACCGAAATTATTAAATTCATTTTCGGTTGTTTCTGTCAAAGTAAATAGTTTATTTTTATGTTCATTGAAATATGTAGATGAATTCAAATATTCCAAATCATCCGTAATATTCATTTTATATTTTTCTTGAATTCCTAAAAAACTACCATAAAAATTGATACCATGAATAAATCCATGAGTATTTGCTAGTTTGCTCGATAAAAAACTAAAGAAATTATCAGTGTATGCTGCATTATTTGGGTCTAATAACTTTGGATATGATTTTATATCATTGTCAGAATAGCTACGCTGTATTTTTGGTAAGATACGTATTGATTTATCATCAGATTTGTATTTTCCAATCATATAGCGTATTGGGTCTAGTAATGGTGAGAATTTTATAAAAATTGGTTGTTTCTGTAACTTATTAGTGGTAATATCGAGAACATTTTCTAAATCGACAATATGTTTTTCATTATTAAGACTAATATTATGGTAATCACTCTCATTTAATTTGAAAAATAAATTATAAATAGGATTATAATTTTGTAATTCTGAAATTAAAAAAGGATTATACTCATGTTCGACATCTTCACTGGTTGGTACAAAACTTTTTTCTAAAGATTCGAGAACAATTGGTTTTATTTTATAATAATCTATCGAGAACTTATGTGACATTCTTAAACAAATTTTGAAAAGAAGTATAAGTGGTTTGTATATATTTCAAAAGTGTTTCTAAACTAATTTTTGTACGTTTAGTAAATAATAAAAATCTATTCGTATATAATATTATCTAAATAGAAGCAATGACTCTTGAATTAAAAAAATTCAATATGCGTGAAATTACTTTTAAACCAGATGAAAACAAAGGTCCCGTAGTAGTTTTAATAGGAAGACGTGATACTGGCAAATCATTTTTAGTAAGAGACTTACTATATTATCACCAAGACATACCTATTGGAACAGTAATATCCGGAACAGAAGCAGGTAATGGGTTTTATTCAGCACATGTTCCAAAGGTATTTATTCATGAAGAATATAATACAGTTTTGATTGAAAATGTATTAAGAAGACAGAAAATGATTCTCAAACAGGTTAATAAAGAAATAGAAACATATCGCAAAACAACGATTGACCCTCGTGCATTTGTTATTTTAGATGATTGTTTATATGACCAATCATGGACTAGAGATAAAATGATGCGTCTTTTATTTATGAATGGCCGTCACTGGAAAATTATGCTTATTATTACTATGCAGTATCCACTGGGTATTCCACCTAATTTGAGAACCAATATTGATTATGTTTTTATTTTAAGAGAACCTTATCTGACAAATCGTAAACGTATTTGGGAAAATTATGCAAGTATGTTTCCTACATTGGAATCATTTTGTGCAGTAATGGACCAAACCACGGAGAATTATGAGTGCCTAGTAATTAACAATAATGCTAAATCTAATAAATTGAATGACCAAATATTTTGGTACAAAGCCGAAAATCACCCTGATTTCAAATTAGGTTCAAAAGAGTTTTGGGAAATTTCGAAAGGAATGGGTTCTGACGATGAAGAAGCATATGACCCAAATAAAGCAAAGAAACGTCAGGGTCCTGCAATTAACGTGAAAAAAAATAAATGGTAATTATTATATCTATAAAAATATATAATAATTCAAAATGTTTGCGGACATTAGTAATTTTAGAAAAGCAGTAGATTATTTACCATTGATTAATGGTGCGATTACAACTGATTTAATTGTAATATTACGTGTTATTTTAGGACAAATTAAATCGAAAACTCTGCATGAATGGTATAAGAAATATGGACTTGCCGGTGTATTAGCAGATGTTTTAAGTATAACGATTGGTGTTCTAATTGTCCAATTGATTTATCCTTTGATGTTCTCGAAATTCAATATTTTTATTTTTGCGATATTAGCTGTAATTGTCCAAGTCATTCATGATTTATTATTTGCCCAATTTTTCAATTGGGTTCCCCGAGGGAAGAGTGAAATTTTGGATACATTCAAAGATTATGCAAATGAATTAGGCCCAGTTATTCTATTGGCTGATGCAGCAATGATGGTTTCTACTGTTTTGATAACTAGTTTTTTGGCATCCTTCAGTGAAAAAATCAATAGTATATTATTGATAATTAATTTATATCTTGTTCCTTATTTTTTATACTCAATATAATTTATTAGTTGATTATTATTTTTATTCATTCATTGTTCTATCACCATTTCGGTCAATAAACCAGTAAATATCTGTATCTGTATCTACAAGTGTTGTTGGTTCAATTACTGTTGTTCGTTCAAACAAATGATTACTAACAGAGTTATATATAAAATTACTAGTATTCGGCATTCTAACTGGGTCAATATTTGGTGTATTCAATAGAATATGATTAAATGTACGTCTTCTTGTTGATTGTTGTACAATATTATCGTTATTGTCATTATCATCATTATTACTGCTGTTTATAACTTGGCTTGTTTCTCCATTATCTAGAATTATTATAGTATCATTATCGTCGTCATCGCTTTCTATATCCGAATCCGAGTCCGAATCACTGCTATCAACTGCATTTGAATTATTATTATTATAGTTAACATAATGAAATTCATTCGTTTCGTTATAATTATAGAATAATCTATTGATATTATTCAATCTTTCAATTGAATTCGCAATATTTATATTAGCCATGGCATTATAATCTTCATTAATTTCATTAATTCTTAAATGTGAAACATCAAAATTCAAGAGTTTTGATGTCCTTTTGAATTCAATATGATTATCATTATATTTAAATATTTTTTTTTTGTTTGTTTTATCAATAGAATACATTTTGCGACCAAACATTTTATTATAATTATAAAACGCAATCAATCTATTACATAATTCCTTTTCTGCACAATTACGTATTGATATATCATTTGATATCATTGAAGTGAAATATAGTTTTAAATAAGGTCGCATTATTTCTACTAATTTTTCCTTTGGAAAATCTTTATCAATTATTAATTTATTTTTAACAGCACCATTTGTATAATTTGTTAGTTTCAACATCTTCAAAACGCTGTTGTAAAGAACGTTACAAGTTGAATTTTTAACATGATTATCAATAATGTATCTTTGTATTAACGGTTCATTATTATCACGAAATGATTTCAAATCAAAATTACTGATAAAATATGCATGAAACAATGGAGGAATAATTGAAACACGTTCTTTTATAAAGAAATACATATTATATAAATCGGATTTATGAAATGGTAAGTTTGTATAAGGATTTTTTATAACTAATGGTTCTGTAAAGAAATAAGATGAATTTGTTAATGATGTATTTAAAATATTCAAAATATCAGAAATTGTGAAAAGATATTTATAATTATGATGTAAAATAGTGATTACATTACGTTGATTTTTATTGATTTCTTCCATACATAAATCTGTTTGTATCTTATATGGCGCTTTTTTCCATTTACAAAGAAAAGCGAATCTATTTAAACTACGATAAATTTTTTGTGCATTCGAAAAAGTATCAAATAAAGAATTCAAAATATGTTGATTATTGAAATAATTAAATAATATATTGTTTTTCAAATAACTGAACTTTTTATCAATATTCATCATTGAAGCAACTGATATCATTTGATATACAAAATGTTTCAAAATTAAAATATCTTGATTATAATCTTTATTTTTATCTGAATTGTATAGTTCATATTTGAAAACTAATCTGTAAAATTCAAAATTATTTTTTGGATTGTTTTCTAGAACAAAATTATAAACTTCATCAGATTCAGCATTTTGTTTATGTAATATCTGATTGAATGTTGAAATTTTATCATACGGAAGATTCGCTTTGTATTCTATAATTTCAAAAGGATTAACGTAATCACTGTTTTTTATTTTTGAATCAAAATTAAATTCAAACAGATTTTGTTCGACTTTCATTTTTGTATTAAATTCCATTATAAAATATATAACTATTCATTTATTACATATTTTATTTAACATTATTATATTCAATTTTTCATTTATTCATTTATTCTGATTGTTTAGTATCGTTATCGCAATCAATTTTTGGTTTAATATTTTTCATAAATAATTCATTTCTTAATTGTGTGGCCTCAACATCTTCTACCTCACGTTCATCAAAATTGATTTTTTCTTTGACACCAATCAAATTACCCTCTTCATCAATTGTTTGTGTAAGAACATTACCACTCTTCTTGGCCTTTTCAATATTTTCCATAATAGCCTTCTTCTTTGTTTCACGAACACGTTCTTCGAATTCTTTCTTTGCTAATTCTTGGTTCTTGATTTTTTCTTTATGTAATGCATTCAATTCTTCTTCCAAATGTTCAACCCGACCGGTTTTATAAGCATCTGGGTCCCATGGAACCCAAACACCAACTGGACCGACGAAGATATCATGATTAGGGTCTTGTTCCCGTAGTTTTTTACATTTCATTTCAGCTTCTTCTTGTGATGGGAAAACGCCACGAATTTTCAATCCTCGAACCGATGTTTGGAAAGCATGTTCGCGGCTGAATTTTTCATTCAATTTATCTTCTTCTTTATCCATAAAATTCTTATAATCATCTTCAATTCCACTCTTACGTAATTTATCACCTTCTTCTTTAATGAACTCATTGAATGAAGTGATTAATTCTTCAACATTAATACCATAATTAGCAGAGATAAAATGAATGAATTCGAAATATTTTTCCATAGATTTAGAAAATTCCCATTGTTTGATAAATTGGTCAAATAAATAAACTTCTCTTTTTTTCAAAATCTTTTCTGGTGATACAAATGACATGCATGCAAATTTTTGTCCGGCAATGGATGGGTCTTCGTCGCAAAGGTCAATGTATTTAGGATTAACTTCACCATTTGGTAGATTTTTTTTTTCAAAATTACTCATCAAATAATAATATTAATGATACAATCTATATATTTAAGTAATTTGTTTATTATAATATTTATAGGTTTTGAATTTCAATATATTTAGAAAAATTTTATTTAGATTTAAAAATATTTTGTTGGTTTAATATATACTCAAATGAGCGGATTTGATTTAACCGAACTTGTCAAACGTGCTATCAAGTATTTAATTGAAGCTTTAGCAATTGCCATCGTAGCTTATGCTATACCAAAGAAAGCATTAAATGTTGAAGAAATCGTTATTTTAGCATTAAGTGCTGCTGCTACTTTCAGTATCCTTGATGTATTCATTCCTTCAATGGGTGCATCTGCCAGAGGAGGTGCTGGTTTCGGAATCGGTACCAATTTGATTGGTGGTCTTCGTATGGTTGCTTAAACCATTTAGTAAAATATAAAAATACAAAAAATAAAATAAATTGATGTTGTTATCAAATACAACATCAATAACGTCAAGTAATTACTATATATCAAATTATCATTTATATTGTAAAATAATTTATTTATTGTTTTTGTAAAACACAAACAAATAAGCCATTCCACCATGTTTCGACTGCAACATCATATGGTGTATGTGTATTATCTTCAGTTAATTGTATAACGATTCGGTCAAGAACTTTGAACCCTAAATCATTAATAATATGGTAAGTGCCATTACGCACATAATCCCAATTCCAGTCATCAACGATATAAATGAAAATATTTTCCAAACTATCATAATAGTATTTTAATGCATCATAATGAGATTGATAATCATGATTGCCATCATATAAAAAAATATTGAATTTAGGCAAAATTCTCAAATCTACATCGAAACAATTTTTATCAATAAAAGTTGCAAAATTATTACCTTTGAATTTATTGAAATTTTTCAGAAATTCTTCACGCGGCCCTTCAAATTTACTGAAATTATCTATACAAACTATTTGTGCACTGTTACCGAACATAGCAGAACAAGTAGATGAACCTTTCCAAACACCTATTTCTAAATAACGTGTGCCTTCTAATGATAATAAGTTATTGTAAAAATGACGTGTTTTTGAACCTGTCATACCACGTAACGATAAAACTTCGTCGTTGATTTTTGATTCTTTACGTTCTGCTTTTTCATAAGATTCTTTCATATGTTTTATCAAAACCTCTTCAGATAATTGAGGGTTTATCATTTTTATATAAAAACAAAATGCGTTTTTATATAATTTTTGGGTTTATAAGTTTTTATGTTCTTTTCCCTTTGGAATGATGATTTCTAACAGTTCCTACACCACCTGTTGGTAAACTATGTGGTTTATAACATATATTTGCGTTATTTGAAAAAATACTTTTCATTGCGAAATTTTTTGGTAAAGTAGGTAATACTGGTGATGTTTTGACGAAACTGGTTGAAGTTGCATGGCCAGTGAAATGAATATATGTTGGAGTAACTTGTGGATTTTTGATAAAAGCCATTCTTTATATTATAATTAGATATATTTACAAATTACCTTGTAGTTTTATTATAATTTATAAATCATAATAAGGATTATCATGTATTTTCATACCACAATATTCACGTGGTTCTTTCTTATAATCAACTGGATTATGTATACCAGCTTCTTTGGCATTTTCTAATAAATACTTGAAGTTCTCCCAGAATTCACTTTTATGCCCAATAGATTTTGTCATAACGTGCGATAATTCATGGATTGCAACGAATGTCAATGTACTTTCATCAATTAAATCATCATTATTATTCTTTGAACGATTCAAACAAAAAGCTACTTTTTCTCCTTTATTTTCACTATACGCAGTATAACTACTAGTTGGTAAAGTTTCCATTATTTTTTTTGGATTGAATCCATCAACTAAACGTTTGATTCGGTCTTCATCTGGATACTTTTTTGCTACATAAGTAACCAAATTTTTACATTTTTCAGTAACTTTTGCTAAAAGGTCTGCTGCTGCTTGTTCTTTGGCTCTTTCACGAACACAATATTTATCACCATCTACAGTTGATACTATACATTTCAGATTGAAACTATCTGAATTATCAAAATATATGTATGCGGATAATATTATAATAAATCCAATTATAAAGTATCCTAAAATGTCATATTTGTCCATTTGATTATATTGATTATTGTATATAATTATTATTTATAATAATCAATTACTAATTTATTATTGTAAAATTACAACGTGAAATTATAATTTATTTATTGTTTGGCTGGGACAGGACCTTTTGGAACAGGACCTTTTGGGGCGGTAACTTTTAATAGAGGACCTTTTGGGGAAGGAGCTTTTTTGACAGGAGCTTTTTTGACAGGAGCTTTACTAGGAGGAATAGGTCCAGAAGTAGCGCCTTCTAATCCAACCGAAAATCTCCAAACAAATTTATGTGTAAAATGGAAGATTAAAGCAAATACTAGTGAATGGACAAGGGCTACCATCATTTTACTTCCTTTAGATGGAAGCCGTAATAATACATTAGGAGTTAAAATAAAAAAAAGTAAAGCAGTGTATAAAGTAACGATAAGATTCATCCTATATTATTTTATTAGATTTTAATAATTATCAGTATTGTATTGATTATTAATAATTATCAGTATTGTATTGATAATTATTAATAATATTTACTAATTATTTCTAAATAATTAGATATGTTTTTATAATTATTTTATTTATTTATTTAGGACCCTGTCCAATTTCTAATGGAACACGCCCGAAATCTGGTTCGATAGTACTTTGATTCCATGGTCCAATATCGGATTTACTAATGATTGGGTCTGAACGTAATTGTAAATTAGCATTACGAAGTGTTTGCCCAATAGTATCTAAACCGATATGGTAACCTGCTTGTAGAAGGTCAGGCATTAGAACATCTCCTTGATTCATAGTATTAGGATTCAATGCAGCCCATTGACTATTTTGGTCTTTTGGTAAAAGGTCAGCTGGGTTAGCAACTGGTTGAAGAGCATATCCAGGAGCAGCAGGTGCAGTTTTTACGACTTGTGCAGAATGAGATTGATGTGCTGATGAAGGTTGTTGAACATTCAATACAGGCACAGTAGTTCCTACATCCATATTATCCCTGAAGTCCATTTTTGAACCTGAATATGATAATAATGCCCATACTAAAACCAAAAATATAATGATTACTAAAACTCTTTCTTTTGTGAAAAATTTTGTTAATCCGCTTGTAATCTGCTTAAACATTTTGTTTATATAAACGGTGGATAAAATTATTTATACCATTTTTTGTTTTTATATGGAATTTTGCTAAAATTGTTTCATTACATATTAACATGTAAATAATACAAATCAACTTTATTTGATTAAATCTGTCAAATTGAACTTTTTTAATTATTATCATTTCCATCAACTTCATGGTCATGATATTCAAAATCATCATCATCTTCATCATCACTATCTGAAATTTCATCTAAAAAGTATTTATTCTTTATCTCTTTTGCTTCTAAATATGCAGAAATGGCAAAATCACGTGCTATCTTTGCTTTTTGTTTTGCTTCACGATATAAATCATAATAAACATCATTACGTTGTTTTAGTTTCATTGTATCATTTTCAGATAATTCTTCTAAATGAAATTCTATTTCTTCAATTGAATCTTTTTTATTTTCTATATTTTGATTTTCATTTTTGTTTTTATTAATTGGCTCTTGAAATTGTTCTTCTTCTTCTTTTATTGAGTTTTCTATTTTATATTGTAAATCGTCATTTTTTGCTTCGATTTCAATTGAGATATTATCAAAATTCTCTTTTTTATCGAAGAATTCTCCTAAATTATCTTCTGAAATCGACATTTGTGTAATATTCTGTGTGGTTTCTTTATTTTCATCAATCTCGTTTTCAATAATTTTATCTGAACAATTTTCTAATCGATTTTCAGGTTCATTAGTTTCATTACCAATGCCATCATAATCTTGTATATTTTGTATTTTATTAGTCTGTAAATTTGTCTTGAATAAGCATTTTTCGAATAAGTCAATTGGTTTCAATACCATTATTTGTTTCAATTCGATTTCAATTTGAAAACTACGTGAAGAGCATTTTATCCCTTGTATTTCTAAAATGGTCATTATATTCATTTTATCATTAATTGAATCAACACTTATTTCGGTTTCATTTTCATCATAAATCTTTAATAATGGCTTACCTAAAACAGTAGATATATTTACTCTAATTATGTAGTATTTACCTGATTTATATATTTTGAAAGGTGATGTGAAATAGTTTTCCACATCATGTAATTCAATATCACTGTCAAACCATTTGTCTCGATTATTATAAATATATTTTTGACAGTAATTCTCCAATTTCTCCATCCAATTTAGAAATGTTTCATTTTCATTAGTAAACATCATATCAGTATAGATACGTTTTCCAGCTTTGATAATACCTTGTTTCGTTGAAGATTTAGGCGGCTGAACATATAGAGGTACATTATTCATCAAAAACCGTATAAAATAATTTCCACCAGTAATCTGTGTAGGTTTCGTTAAAACTAATTTATTGAAATCGAAATTTATGAAATCCTCATTTGAATTATAAATATTCTCCATTTGTTTGTTATTTGTATTTTATCTTTATTTATTTTTATTATAATTTACGAATAATAAAATTATTATCTCGGTAAATTGATTTATAAATTTTATGGTTATTAAACAAATAATGAAAACTATTCGTGATAGTTGTATCGAATTTTTCCAAAATGAAGATACGCGCAAAAATGTAAGAGATATAATAAAACCTATCGTAAATATTATTTATAATGAAATTTATCTGTATATTTGGTTGATATGTATTTATAATGTATTTTTGATATTTATTGTTTTAGTAAATTTATTTTTATTATTGAAATGGATAAATAAATCGAAAAACTTTAGCCCTATAATAGAAAATTAAAATATATAATTATTATATAATGCCTCGTAAAACAAGCAAAAAACAAGTCAAAAGAAACAAGAAAAATTCGATGAAAAAATCATCTTCATGTTTTAACATGATGGGTGGTTCCAGTGCAGCCGAATACGCAGAATTCGTTTATGGCAATCCATCTCAACAAACCTCTCTAGGTGCAGGTTCAAATGAAATTAAAATTATGAATGACCCAAGTAAATATGGTATTACTATGCCAATGAAAGGAGGTTCGGTTTCTGAATTAGCACCTGCTAATTATAGTGGTGAGGTACATGAAAGACATGTATATGGAGATATGTCTCAACAATCTGCTGACCCAACCAGAGGTAATGAAATCGCAATTAAACATGACCCATCTACAAATGCAAATATGAAAGGTGGTATGAAAATTATTCGTGATGGTGCAGAAGTTGAAGTCGCGGATAATTATAATTTAGGAGAAGGAGAGACGATGGTTACTGAACCTGCTAAAGAAACTGTATCTTTTCCTTCATTTGCACCTCCAACTGTTGAACCTCCAACGTTTGAACCTCCAACGTTTGCACCTCCAACTTTTGCTCCTCCAACTTTTGCTCCTCCAACTTTTGCTCCTCCACCCGTTACTCCAGCGGCTCCTTTCTCTTTTGCACCTCCGCCATCTGTTGAACAACCTGAAAATAAATCATCATTCTTTTCAAGTATTAGTAATATGCTCAATCCAAATAAACCAGCATCAACTAATCAGGCAGACGTAGTTGCACAAAAAGTAGTTGTAGAAGAACAAACTCAAAAAGGCGGTAAGAGCATTAAGAAATATACTCCTGCTGTTTTACTTTATGCAAAATCAGCATATAAAAGTAAAAATGCAAAAACTCAACGTAAAAGAAAGATGCGTTCAACGAAAAAAATGTAAAATAGTATTTTTTTAATATAATTATAATATATAATTATATTTACAATGAGCGATTCAAAAAAACCTACTACTGAACTATCAGAAGAATTAAACAAAAATGATGAAATGCCAGAAACTGATTTAGAAAAAAAAGAGAAAAATGAAGAAAGTGAAGAAACTCTTGAAAATGAAATGCCAGAATCTGATGTTAAAGACGAAGTTTTAGAGGAAAAAGAAGAAAAAGAAGAAAAACAAGAACAACAAGCTGGTGGAAAAATGAAAACGATGAAAAACAAAAAGGGCATGAAAAAACAAAAGGGTATGAGAAAAACCATGAAAAACAAGAAAGACAATAAGAAAACTATGAAAAAACCAGTAAATGGTTTAATGAAATGGACTGATTTTGCAGTAAAACTATTTAGGGATAACAGAAAAAAAAACCCTAAATATCAGTATAAGCAAGCATTGAAAGATGCTTCAAAAATATTGAAAAAGAATAAAAATACAATGAAAAAATAAATCAATATTATAAAATTATTAATGAATAATATTGATAATCAAATGATAGAATCAGATAAAAATACATTAACAACACGTTCTCAATTTATTGAAAATCTTCAAAAATGGATTCTTATAGATAGCCAACTCAAAATAATCAACGAAAAAACGAAAAAATTAAGAGATATGAAAAATACAATGGTAGAAGAGTTAAGTGAATACAAATTGAAAAACAATATCGATAATACAATAAAAATAACAGATGGAGAACTACGATTTTATGAAAAAAAAGAGTATAGTCCTCTCACATTCGGATATATAGAAAAATCTTTAGGCAAAATAATTTCTGATAAATCACAAGTTGAATATCTAATAAAATATTTGAAGGAAAATCGAGAAATTACAACAACAATTGATATTAAACGTAAGCAAAAAGTGTAAAAATAAAATATAAATATCATTATATTTTATAAATAAAACCGAATCAATAATATGGAAACCAGTTATGTAAATGAACTTATGTATAAAGTTGTTGATAATAATATTGTAGGAGGAGGTTATCCAATGAAAAAATTTGTAGAAAAGGAAAATAAAAATCGTAATCAAATTGGTGGTGGAACTATGTGTGAAATAAATTGTTCTCGTTTTGATGATTTGGTTATACCCATTTCAATTGATTCAAATTATATGAAAAATGAAGAATCTATTTCAAAATTAAATAAAATAAAATATCACGATGAAATTGAAGATGCAGAATTCAATAAATTATTGGAAAAAATAGGAAATATACGTAAAATTAATAATACTATAAAAACGGAAGGTTCTCAATCACGTAAAAAAAATTCCAAAAAATCGAATACGAATACAAAAAAACAATCTCGTAATTCTCGTAAATCTGCCAATTAAAAAACATGAAAAATATATATCAAATAATAAATGAATGTTTGAAATCTCTGAAATGTTTGAAAAATCTATCAGTAATGTTTTTGTATTTGCATTAACAATAATGCATTGGATTATGTTTTCTGGAACAATTTTAATTATATTAGTTACAAATGATTTGTCAATATTAACAGTGGCTAATTTGTTTTTGTATTTGGTTTTAATGTTGAATCTTATTTTTGGTGATTGTCCAATTTCAATTATAGAAAAACATCATTTCGGTTCAAGTATGATTGATAATTTTAGTAATTTAATAAGTAATAACATAAAAAATAATTTTCCATTAAAACAAGAAATTAATTCATCGATACAGTGGATTCTTATGGCTATAATGGTTTGTTCAACAAAGATAATTTTATTATTAATAAAATATACATTTCATGAATTCTTGATAGAATAATAATTTATCAATATATAATAATTATATTGATAAAAATGATGAATCATCATCAAATAATAGAAACAAATGAATATCAAATTTATTCTAAATCTGACCCTTTTATTGTGAATGAAATCAAACTAGCTATTTTGAATGAACCTCTATTATGGACAGCATTAGTAATTGTATTTATAATCAATTATAAAACTGACCAAAACATATTTATTGCTATTTTTACTTTTTATTTTGTAACTAGTTGGAGTTATTTTACACATTTATTATCACATACAAAATTATTCAATCCACTAGGAAAATTTCATTTACTACATCATAAACAAGAATATGCAGAATCTTGGATAGTATTTGCATTAGAAGCAGTAATTGATTTTTTCGTTTTTGGTGGATTTTTATTGATATTTGCTGGTATTTTTATAGAAAAAATAGTTGGTTTTAGAATATTCAACTATTATATTATTTTGTTATGGTCATTATTTTATTTGAGTTATCATTTGATTAATTATCATTTATCCAAACCAGATGCACATAAACAACATCATATTGATAATGGAACAAGTAATTTTGGACCAGAATGGATGGACATTATTTTTGATACAAAAACAGATAATAGTAAATTTGAGAACCTGAATAGTGGAATAATCAATATGATAGCCTTCGCTTTTATTATATTATATTTCAAGGATAGTCGTTTTGATTTGACCAAGGTTTTTGATACTGTTTTTACAAAAATATTCTGATAATATCAATAAATTATAAAATTTATTGATATAAATGGCAATTTCAAATCTTTGTCTGTCTAATATTCAGACCATTTTTTTGTATTATACGAATTGATTTTCAATAATTTATCGGCATTTTCTTTCCAATAACTTACTTTTGTATCTAAATCTTTTTCTTCTTTTGTTTTTGGAAATACTTGATTTTGTTTAGCTGCCATACGATTTAAATCATTACTGGATGGTTTAGGTTTTTTACCATAACAATTGACACCAAATTTCATATAAGGATTAGCAATATAACCACCATTTACACCTGGGCGACCACAATCGTTTTTATGTTTTTCATTTTTTTGTAAATTATTCCAAGTTGATTTTTGTGTAGGAAATAAAATCATTTGTTTATCTGACCAACCATAATTACACCATTCTCCTCCTTTATTATAAGCATCTTCTACTTGGTCATATGTAGCAAGTTTTGCGCCATATGATGTGCAAATTGCTTGTGCATCATCATATGTATATAAATTATTAGAAACATTAAAAACCTCATTTTGTATTGGTTGCACAACACCACTCAAGTCTATGTGTGGTATTTTATCTGGAACCTTTTTCCAAAAATTAAAATTATTTAACATATCAATCAATGAAATGCCCAAAATATATTTGTAAAAATCGACAAAACAAATAATAACGAATAGAACCCATGCAACTGTTTCAATAATAGATATGAAGATTGGTTTTGTATCAGATGTCATTGGAAATCTAAATAAATAAACTGCAACATAGAAAACAATGATGAATAAACCAGTTGAAAAGATGGATGTCGGAGAATTAATATAATTAGTTGTGTTGCTGTATACATTTACTAAAAAATCGTTTTTATCATTATCACTTGATGAATAATAATATGATATAATAAAAAATAAAAATATTGATAAGAATAGTATATCTAATATATTACTTGTTCTTACTTGATTATTTGTTGATTCATTACCTGATTTTAGAAAAAACCCAAGAAGAAAATAAGCAATGAAATATATTGCTAAAAACCATATTATTAAAATAAAACTTGATTTATTGAATATTGTTGAAAACAAATTTTTGGTATCAGTTTCAATGTCGTGAATATTCCCAGATAAATCTTTTTTACTAGTATTGCCAGATAAATCTTGTTTTGAAGTAGTATTGCCAGACAAATCTTGTTTTGACGTAGTATTGCCAGACAAATCTTGTTGTTGATGTGCCCAAGTAGTTGCTTTATCTGTATAATTTTCAATTGTATAAGTTTCAACCATTTATATTTATTTATTATATTATAATAAGTTATTTTTTTTACGATAAAATAAACAGTATGCCATTGGTGTAATTATATTTGTTGGTTCTGAAACAATTTCTACATTACGGTCATTATAATGAATCCATTGATTTTGCGAATTTTTTACGAAAGATGTATAATGCCCACCCATTGGACCACCTGAATGATTACAAATACCAAATAAATCATATACAAATGATGATGGATTATATCCACGAACAAATCTTGAAAGGTCTAAATTTTCCAGAGGGAAATCAATATGTTGATTTATTTTATATTGACCATCTGGTGTAAATCTTTTCAAAACAATGACCATGATTTTGGGGAAATTCCAGAAGGAGATTTGTTTTTTGATATCTTCTTTTTGGCCAGTTTTCTCGTTCATCCATGCATTTTCACCTTCCAATAATTCTGGTTTAACAAAAAATTCAAAACAACCATATAAATTAGTTGCGATTTGATTACCATCCATGATAGGCAAATCTAATATAAAATAATTTTCTGGTTTCATAACATGTCTAATTTTACCATCTTTTGAAATTATTTCAGATACAAACATACCATAATAAATATCCATTATTTCGGAATATTCTTTCGAATATGTTTGTTTCAATGTTTCATAGCATTTTACAGCCATTTCATCTATATTATTTTCAATATTGCCTGAAATACGCATATTAACCCCTCTTGAAATACTATTATGCATACAATCTATCATAAATAGTAAGAATTCGGGCATATCATTTTGCGCGTAACCTGTAAAAATATCTTTGTTTTTGATAGTAGCCACACGTTGGACATTGAAAACAAATTTTTTTGGTGTAACAACGCCATTACCGCTCCACATTACATTTCGTAAATCATTCCATTCAGATGTTATACTCGAATCACAATCATTTTCTTTTAAAAATGTCTTATATTTATTGGAATCAAGAAAACTGTTCAATTCATATGTATGGTTTAGTACTTGCATACATGAATTTAAAAAACACGTATTGCCCAAATTTTCTAATCCAGTCAAACCTTTATTATGATATTTAGTAAGGTCCATTACGTTTTTAATTTTTATTTATATGAATAAATGTATATAGACTTAAAACTTTAAATTATTATAATAATATGAATAATAATCTTAATTCAAGAAACAGGAGTTCAAGAAATCGTAATTCAAGATTGAATAATAATAGCGGTAGAAATAACAATATAACTAATAATGTTATAAATACTATTGATGAAACTTTTCAAAATATTTTTAATTTACAAAATACAATTGATTCTGTTGTTGATGAATATGCTAATGTTACGCAAAATAGAAACATTTTTTCAAACGTAAGAAATAGAACTAATATAAGACAACCTAATCAAAATAATTCAAATAGTAGTAATTATGTGGAATATATATCATTTTTACATGCATTGCGTGATATTATGATTGGTTATAACAATAATATTCGTGATTATAACAGTAATATTCGAGAATATAATAATAATATTAATTCATTTTTACAAATTATGTCTTCTATTCAACATGATTTATCGATAATCCGAACTCAACAATTTGAACAAACACAAATAAATAATAATCAAGAAACTAATCCCGAAAATTCAGAAAATCAAGATAGTTCAGGGAATTATCAAGAGAATAATGGTGTCGAAGAACAACAACATCTACCAATTGAAAACGAAGAAACAAGAAATACAGGGAATGGACAAGATGACAGACGAACAATTGAAACATTGATTTATGATATAATATCCAGAATGGATTTACCAAATATTAGCATACAAAATCTTGATTCAAGTTTCAATAATGTTACTGAAAATATTAGTAATAACATTAGAAGAAATATGAATAGACCCAGACATAATAATCGTAGAACAATATCTGAAACAATATCATATTATACAACTTTTATACCAACAAACACATACACAAATTTGAGAGACGTTGTAATTAGACCATCAGTAGAACAAATTTCAAACGCAACAGAAGAAATCAGTTATTCTACTAATCATAGTAGATATACTTTTACAAATACAACTTGTCCTATAACATTAGAAGAATTTCAAGAAGGTGAAATATTACGGAGAATTAATCATTGTGGTCATGTTTTTCGTGAATCTGCTATTCAAAATTGGTTTCGTCAAAATGTTCGGTGTCCTGTTTGTCGTTATGATATTCGTGATTATATTCCACCACAATCAAATGATTTTTCGGTTAATAGTGAATTAGATGACTTACGCCAACAAGAAATTGACACTGAAGTAGAATTAGAAAGAACTAGAATAAATTATGATACTGAAACACAAAGACAAAGCGATATTTCAATGAATAATTATATGTTGAATGAGAACCAAACTCCAATTGATAGTTTTCATGATGCTACAAACGAAATTTTCAACGAAATAACAAATGAATTTTCTAATTTAATAAACCAATATTTGACAAATAATAATGATAATTACAATAGCGATTTAATATATAGTATTGAATTTGAACCAATCTATGCTGATGTATTTGATATTTCATTAGATAGAACAATAGATTAATATATGCCGACAAACATTTCATATATATTAATTTATAATGAAATATTTTTATAAAAAATCTAGAAATTTGAATTAAAAATAATTTTTATAATAATATTGATTATAAACATTATTTAGGTCCAAAGAAACTATTAATCGTTTGAATCTTATTTTGTTGATTATATATTCTGTTCAATACTTTATCAAATAATAAAACCTTGATTTTTTTACTACAAATTTTTTCTTTTTGTTTCATAAATATTTCCAAATCAGAATGCTCTTCTGATAATTTTTCCAATTCTTTTTGTAATGTTTTGATAGCCGATTTTTTGTTTTGTAAAATACAAATTTGTTCTAACGCAAGACCAAATAATTGTTGTAAAGGTTTCATCAATTGGTTTGTAATATAATGATTATAATCGATTTCGAGTTTGTTTTCTATAATAAAATCGGGCGTTTCTATCTTATCACCCATCAATGCCTTTGGGTCTTTGTTTACAATAAATACGAATTTCATACGGTCACCTCCTTTTGGTTTATTTCCTGGGTCTCTTTTTCCAATTCTTTCTGCCAATACATTATGCCCAATTTGCATTGGATTTTTATAATAACCACGTAACGCCTTTGTAATTGTCAATTTATCCATCGGAATTTTACCTTCTATTAAATCATTGAGCGATTTTTCCAAGAAATCGATAGCATTTTTGATATTATTATCTTGTTTTGTATCCATCAACATATTCAATATTCCACCATATACATCTTTCAAATAATCACAAGAATCACGTCGTTTTATCGAGAGACCCATGAATTTCAATTTACCTTTGTTTGCATCTGTCTCATAAAGCATACCAACATAACGTTTTTTAGATAATAAAATGAATGGCATCAGAGTTTTCTCATAAGATAATTCCATAGGTGCCTTTAACCATTGACTGCATAAATGAGCAGCATCTTGGGCTATATCAATTGTTATTTCAAGAGCAGGTTTACCGCGGATTTTTTCTCCTGTCTCTGGATTTTCAAGGTTAAACGTGAAGAATACTGAGTCCGTATTATGAACAATCATATTGCCAATTCCAGCAGCAAAATGATGGTTATCTGTGGTCAAATCATAAACATATCCATTATAATCTATTTCGTGCATTTTTTTTATGGCAAAGGGATTTTTCCTCTGTTTTTTATTTGTCATAGTAATTCTGTAAATATTATCTTTGTCTCTACGACTATTTATTGAAATTTTCCATCCTAAACTCGATGCTAACCAAGCAATATTTGATGCACTAATCTGATTTTTTTGGTCTATTCTAATATATCCATTTGCATCTTTATCTCCATCTGCATCATATAACCCATTCCAAAACGCTTTTCTTATATTTTCACTTCCATTTAATATATTATTTGGAATAATTTTACATTTTTTATAATACATCATTGAACGATATTTTCTAACAAAATTAGCAATAGACCCATATTTGTTGTTTTTAGGGGATATTTTATAAACGCCCGATGTTTTAATTGTATCTAATATAACCCATTCAAAATCAGGATAAACAGTTTTGCATAATTCTAAATATTTATTCAAAAATTCACTCGATGCATTGTTTAGTGCCCAACTGCATTTCTTACCAGAAGGACAATCATAATCACCACAACTACCATCACCGAAGAAAAACCCCATGATTTGTGCTTCTTCTTCTGTAATATTTGAATTAATAATATTATTATTTACTGGTAAACTGTTATGTAATAATTCATCACCTACAACTACATTTTTTGGTGAAATTTCTTCACCATCAAGTTTTAATAAAGAATGGTCATCGGTTACATCAACTAAACCTGTATGAGTTAGTATTCGTATCATTTTTTTATGATTTGCAAGTTCATGTCGAATAACTCTATGTAATTTGGTCCAACCTTTATCAGTCCATGTTTCTACATTCATTAATTCACAAAATTCTTTTTCTTGTTTGCCTTCCTCTCTGCATGTTACCCAAATATCATTACCATATTTTGCTGCTAATTCTTCGATTGTACATATTTCAAATTTATCATTTATTTTTACATATACAGGTGTATAATTAGCAACGCTGTCGCCATACACGTATTCTGCTTTGCATTTTACTGGCCCATGTATTGCTGTCTCATAAACCATATCTCCATAAACTTCTTCAATTATACGTTTTGCATATATTATCATCATACGACCAGTTGCCGTTGTTGATGCTGCTACATCTTTTTCATAAAATGTAGATGTTCTTGAACCACATTGTCCATAAAGAGAATTTGCAGTAACTTTATACCCAAGTTGTCTTTTATCCAAAATATTTTGCATAAATGGGTCTTTTTCTGTTTTGATTAATTTACGTGTATCTGACCTTGCTTTCAATAATTCTTCCAAAATACTAGGCATAATTCCTTTTTTATTATCCGGAAACTGTGCCCATCTACAAATAATTTTACCAACTTTCGTTTTTTCTGCACGTGATGTTGGGGTTTTACGAATATATTTAAATGTGTCGAATTCCATATCAATATATTCATATCCAGGAAAATTATCATATATAAAATTACCATTTTTATCACGTTCGCCAGTTGTTTTTATCAATTCGCCTTTCAAATTGTATTCTTTGGTCCATACTTTGCTATCATGAGAGAAATTCTGACTAATCATAGAAGATGGATACAATGACGAATAATCAACACAAGCAACTGGATTATCCATGTACATAGAACATTTTGGCGGCAATACTATCGCACCTTCATATCCATCAGCATCTCCTATTTTTTCCAAATCAGGCATCAATGTATTCTTTTCTCGACATTTTTTTGCTACGAAACTGGTTAATTTAATACCTTGTCCTCTGAAAACAAGAAAACTAATAGGAACACTACAAATACTAGACATTTCTGTATATCCAGTTATCACATCGATTTTATTCATCAAATGATGAACTAGATTACAATCTTGAATACAGTATTTTGCAACAATCGCACGACCACTCGCATCACGGTTTGCTAATCTGAAAATATCTTGTGGTGTAACATCATCTTTTGCCATACCCCACTTTATATTTTTAGAACGGTCAATATTTTCATGACCACGAATAATAATAACATTATATTTATTTGTCATTTCTTTACCTTTGACAACCTCTGTTACTTGACGACCTCGTTGGATTTCTATAACAGGGAATTTTTTTCCATTTTTATAATAATCTGATGTAAAACTACTTAATTCAATATGAATAAAATCACCCACATTCAAACCCATCAAATTTTGACTATACAATTCAGTTACTTCACCAAATTCTGGATGTGTTGCACATTCTATTTTTTTAACATCATCACTAATAAATTGTCCAGCAACATCATCTAATTTATAAGATGATAAATTGAAATCACGTCTGAAATAAGCATACATGTCGATTTGAAGACGACCAGCCATTTTGAAGAAACGTAAATCATATTCACCACTCGCAATTGCTAATTTGGTATTTTCAATCGTTAATTCACCAGAATCACGTGATTGTTTCGCACATAAGTCACCTATCTTTCTGGATAATAATAGAAATTGTCTTTCGCATTCATTTTCTTGAGCGCGACGAAACATAAACTCATAATCAAAACCAAATATGTTATAACCGATTATAATATCAGGATTTTCTGTTTGTATTAATTCAGTCCATTTTAATAACAATTCAGATTCAGTATCAACAGATTCTATTACTGCACCATCAACTTTATCACATGAACCTAATACTAAACAATGATTCAAGAATGGTTCAGTTTCACCATATCTCAAAAATGTTGAGCCGATAAAAGTTACTTTATCACCCTCTAGTTTTGGAAAAAGCATTGTCAAAACATCATTCGATATCTGTATTTTTTCATCACGGTCATATTCTGAACTCAATAACAAATCAAGAATCGTATATTTTTTCTCAATTGCTGAAATCTTCTTGTTCGGTTTGTTTTTATAGTTGTATTTAATTGAAACTATTTCATCTACTTGATTTTCCATGTCATTCGATTGTGGTTCATCATCATTATCATCATCCATTCCACCACTATTTGTATTTTTATGATGTATTTCTTTTATTTTATCAAATATAGAATCAATTGTCAATAAGTGTGAATTATCTTCATCTTTGTTGGATTTTTTGGCTTGGTCAATTGTTTTATCACATAATATTTTTATAAGAGAATTTACTCGGTCTTTCGAAGGTTGTGCTTTTGGATAAACAATATCTACATCATCGCAAGTTGTATATCCAAATGCAGCCAAAATAATTTTCTGTAAAAATGTTTTGCTTTTTGATATATCTAATGGTTGAATATAATTTTGTTTTATAAAAACATCGACTATATTTGTTGCTAATCTTTTATAGGTTTTAATAGGAACTGGAAAATCACCATGACTACTACTTGCCTCAATATCAAAGCTACATATTTTATATGGAACTCTTGTTTCTTTATCTGTCATTGGTGTAAGTTCTTTCAGAGGACAAATAAATTCATATGTACATGTTGTGGTATTCATTGCTGGTTTCAATACACGTTTTGTATTGAATGATACCCATCCTGCCGGACTTATGTTATTGATATGAAAATATCTCAAAAGAGGTGGAATATTACTTTCATATAACTCTATATTTGAATTATTAAATACTATCCTCTTACGACGACGATAATTTCCATGAGTTTGATTTTCCGCTTCGATGTATTCATACCAAATATTCTTGTATTTATTCATCGCACTAGAATTTTTGAAAAATATCTGGACAAATTTATGGTTTTTTCCTCCACTGAATCCATATAATTTTTGTCGCTCTATTAATTGATATGAAACTATCGAATCATTATATTTTTTCTGAACATTTTTCTTCATATCGTTGATAAACGATTTTGCATCATAATCAGACCAATTATCACCGACTTTTATGAAGAAGAATGGTTGGAAATCGTTTATATATAGACAACATGTTTCTCCCTTTTCATTTACACCAAACATTTGGATAACAAATATTTGGTCGTCTTTGTTTGATGTATTTTTGAAATTATTGTTGCTTTTATCTGAATTATCGGAATTTTTATCGGATTCGTAGTCATCAGGTTGAGATGATTCGTCATAAATATTAAAATCAAATAAACGGAATGATTTTGAAGGTATTTTCTTTGCTGTTTTTTTGATAGGTTGATGGATTATTTCACTCATTTTATAACTATTTTAATAAACAAAATAGTGTTTAAATTTTTTCAATTAGTATTTTATTGAATATATTGAAAAATATATTCAATTTTTTCAATATATTTTTTTGGATTTTCAAGAGTGTATTTGTTTAGTTATGCATTTGTATGAAGATTCTATTTTTTGTTTTTCTTTTTCATTTGATAACCACCCATTATTTTGTTTCCTAAAAACCAATCAGCCATTGTTTTTGGTTCTCTTTCACCACTATAGTAAAAAATTTTATTATTTTGTTTTTTGAAAATAGTAGGATAACCATTGGCCGCTAATTTTTCATCTTGAATATTATTATTGATTTGATTTATTTTATTATCTTTATCAAAATCAGAATCTTCAATTTCAACTATTCTATAATTGCCTTTATGACTTTTAATAATATCTTTCATTTCTTCCCATCGCGGTTTTAACGCTTGGCAATGACCACACCAATCCGCATAAATCAATCCTATTATTAAATCATTTGTATTCTTTTTTTGGACCTTATTTCGACCATTAAAATGATTTTTACGTGTTTTATTATTACGATTCTTTATTTTTCTTGTATATCTTGGCATATATATTATATCAAGAAAAATTATTATATTGACATAATATTATATTGACATAATATATAAAAAACATATCACAATGAATAAAACAAAAATTATATTTACTATATTTTTAATAATTGCATTTTTAACAGGAATTTATGTTATATTATCAACCCCAATTACAAAATCATCTAAAGAAAAATTGGATAACATGAATTCACAAACACCTCAAACAAATGCAAATAAAGATAATGGATGTCCAAACTTACTTATTCAAAAAGGAAATGCATTGATGTTATACAATACCAACCAACCAATGGAAGATGGGAAAAATCCAATACCTTTCTTTAATTTAGATGAATATATCAATTATTTAGAAATACAACGCAGTCAAGGTATAAATTGCCCAGTTTTATATTTACAACAAGAGAATAATACACAAGGGCAAGATGTTTACAGAATGCGTCCTAGTCCTTTTGATTTGCAAGGTGGTCTTCCAACAATGGTAAACAACCAAAACATGCCAGTAACACAAGTAATAGATGCTAGTCGTGAAAATAAACCATACAACGCAAATAATTATTCTGGATTTGACCCACAAGGATTATATATAGGTGAATATACGAATCTAGACCAAATACACGATTCTACTAAAAATAATCGAATCAGTGATAATCCTATGGACCCAAATTGGGCAGGCGTTACATATACACAACAGATGATTGATTCCGGTAAATATGAAGAGAATAATGTATCTAGACCAATGTTATATACACCACATAATACGGTTTTCTATCCGACAGTTCAAGGTCCTACCAAAAATCCAGTTGATATTTTATAATTTTATTCAAAAAATTGATTGAAAAATGCATTATTTTATAATTGATAATCAAAATTATAAAATGTATAATTCTAGAGTCAAAACTAAATTACAAAATTCAATAAATGCCTCTAAAATAGATTATAACATAGAGGCTCTTGAATTGTATAAAGAAATTATGAAACAATTATCAAATAATGAAAATAAAAATCCAAACACAAATTCAAACACAAATAATCCCGATACTACTATATATCATATGGAATCCTTCTATAGAGATAACTTAAATGATAAATATGAATTATCGAAACTTCAAGAAAAACCAAAAATAAAAACCAAATCATCAATGTAATTACAGTTTATATTTTGTAATTACAATTGTAACTGCATACAAGCAGTGAATAGTTTAAGTTTAGGAAATAACTTCTTTATTTTTTATATAATATGGAAAACTTCCCTATTTCTGTTGTTATTTATTCAAGAGACGTGCATAGTCGTCTCATCGAGTTTCCAGATGTTTCCGCTATTAGTAATATTACTACAACAAATGATGTTAGTTTGAACACATTGGTCAATGGCGAATATACCCAAATTACACAAGATGAAAATACAGCACTTCATACTGTTGGATATATAAAAATGTCAATTTTTACAGATGGTAGTGGAAACAATTATGCATTAGATTCCAATAATAATCCAATAATTTCAAAATTAGTAGTAAACACTGTTTATACATACCCTTATACTGATGCATTAGGAGCCAGTATTGATGGTTATTTAACTATTTATTTCGATGATGACACACGTTTTGGAAATAATGATACAAATGATTCTGCTTATTGGTATACATTAGAAGGCCTACCTCTTGAATATAAACAATTTACGTAGAATTATTGACTTGTGTATGTTGAATCAAAAACCGTTTAATATTTTCTAGACAATTTTTATTAATTTTACGTTTTTTGCCATTGTTCTCAATATGAATATTTTCCAAACATTTTGGTTCAATTTGTATTTTTTGAATCATATTTGGAAATGTGCCGAAATGTTTCATAATTGCTATTGCTGTTACCGAACTAATTCCTGGAATTTGACATAGAATTATTTCACCAATATTTTCTGGTGTGACGTTCTCTTTTTTTACCTTTTTAACTACAGTACAATAATCTGGTATTTCTGATGGTGCATCGGGTTGGGGTTCTGGTTTGGTTTCAATAATCATTTCTATGTTATTTTTTGGTTCTATCGTATTAGCAAGAAGAACTTGGCTGATATCTTCGGTTTGTATCTCTGTATTGATTATATCATTTGTTATTGCAGTCTCAATGGATTCAGTTGATTCTGATTCTACGGTTTTCAATATTTTATTGATATTATTATAATTATTAATATTACTAAATTTCAAAACACTTTTCAAATAAGGAGAACTTAAATAATAAGGTTTACTTCCTTCTGCTAATTTTCTATCTATTTTTTTTGCCATATTGATAATCCATTCAGCGGATTCATTTATCATTGATGTTCGTTGAATACTGAATCCTTTGAAATATTGAAGTGATGTCATGGATGAATATATTATTTTTTTATCAACATCATTTCTCAATTGAGAGAACATACCTTCCAATAAATAAATAATAGAATGTGGTGGTAATCCAGTTGAATATAACAAACGATATGATTGTTCTTCGTATCTACCATCTTTAATTGATGCTAATAAATCAGAAAATGTTTTACGTTCTATTAATAATAAAATATCATCATTGTTTGGATTACTCGATTTCAAGATAATATCTCCTAAAGGGAGAACCTCCTTTGATATTTCGATTGTTGATATGGATTTTGCTAATATAGAACATCTTTCATAAAGAGCAGTTTCTCGCTCATCGATAATGATACGCATTAGTAAATAATATAATGAACATTATTAAATCATTATATTGTTTTTGATTTTTATTATTTTTACACTATTTATATTTCCTTGTTTTGTTTTTAATTTTTCTTGAGTGTTTCCCATTGCCATACATAGGTTTTTGATAAATAGGATTTTTTGTGTCTTTTTTTAATGAAGAAATATGTACTTGCTTTCCTTGAATATATGGTATTCTACCGAATGTATTATTCAAAGATTTTCTAGAATTAGTAACAAATTTAGATAATGGATTACCTATTATTTTTTTAATAGTTTTTCTTCTTGAACCTGGTTTAGGTCTTCTAATAAATTGCGTTTCATTATCAAGCGAATCAGTCATTATATATAACAACTACATTATTTTTGAATAGTCTAAATAATATAAAAATTTCATATTAATTTTCATATTATGTTTATTTAAAAACGACCAGCATTAGGAATACTCCAATATGCACCACCAGCATTAACAGCAGAACCAATTGGTCTTGATAGTTTGGCATTAGGAAATAAATTTAATTGAAGAGATTTTAATAAACAACAGTGATTGTTTCTGACACCTGTTGTAATACCCATAACTACACTTGTGTAAGCATCACGTCCAACTTGAGGACCGAAACCTGCTTTTTTATTTCCACCGCCAGTATTTTGATTTACAAGTGATGACACGCTACGTGCCTTTTTAGAACCATTCATTAGAACCATTTTTAATAGTTTATATTATATCTAAATATTTTAAATTATAGAACCAGTTGAATAATTTAAAATAATATAAAAAAATTGATTTATTATTTAATAATAATAAATAATATTATTTAATACAGTATTCATTTTATTATCGAAATAATATGAATATCGACGATGATATAAGAATTGAAAAAAATCAAAATGGAATTGATACCTATGTTTTTGACCCATATAATTCCCTAAATAGACCAATAACTGATTTGGAAATACAGGATATTTTGAAAAAATATGGCATCAATGCTCCTATAAATAATATTATTTTATACAAACGTGCTTTTGTTCATCGTTCTTATATTAAACGCCCAAATCTAGAAAATGAGCAAAATAATATTGTTATTGTTCCTAGACCAGATGACTGTCTGCCTCTTTATACTAAATCAAACGAACGTTTAGAATTTGTAGGAGACGGGGTTTTGGAATGTATTACTAAATATTATCTTTATCGCCGGTTTCCTAAAGAGAATGAAGGATTTATGACTGAAAAGAAAATCGCACTCGTAAAGAACGAAGCAATTGGTAGAATCGCTTACGAAATGGGATTACATAAATGGTTTATTTTATCTAAACATGCCGAAAGTAAGCAAACCAGAACTAATTTGAAAAAATTAGGTTGTTTGTTTGAGTCATTTATTGGTGCTATGTTTCTCGATTTCAATAAAATTAGTGTCAATGATGAAAATGGTTGGTTCAAAGATGTTTTTGTAACTGGACCAGGATTTCAAATGGTACAAATTTTTGTAGAAAGTGTTTTTGAAAAACACGTAGATTGGATTAATCTTATTCGTAATGATGATAATTTCAAGAATATTTTACAAGTTAAAATACAAAAAGAATTCAAATTAACACCTGATTATTTGGAGGTAGAAGAACATAATTCGGAAATCGGTTATCATATGGGCGTTTATTTATGTTTGGGACAGCCTATTCATAATATGAAACCAAACCAAGCTATTTCAATTAAGAAATTCGAATCATATAATGATATACATAATTTGATGTCAAAAGAAAACAAGGTTTTTGTATTCTTGGGTGAAGGAAAACATAAAATAAAGAAAAAGGCGGAACAAATAGCATGTGATGATGCTATTCGACATTTGAATGGGTTCTAGATTTTTATGAAAACATAAACTAAAACGGCGCTAATAAACATAATATAAAAATAATAAGCGATATCGTTGTATCTTTTACCGAATGTAATATTTTTTTATCTGTAAATGGTGTTTGTTTTACTAATTGAAATAAATTTTTAAAAAAATGTATATTTGATAAAATAAATCCAAAAAGTAACTTGTATTGACGATTTCTATACAAGATATTACTATGGTGAATTAAGTTTGCTGTAAAAAGAATTATTAAAAATTTCAATGTTTTTTTTATTCCAAAATAATTAGGTACTGTAAATATATTATTTTCTTTATCGCCATTGATATCTTTAATATCAAGCAATAACTCAATATAAAGTGAAGATAAAAATAAAAATGCTGATGTGAAATTTATCACATTGAAATATGGGTTTTCAATAAGCGGAAAAACAGAAATAGAATTATTGTCTAATAATATACTTTTTGAAGTTAATAATATTGTCGAGGATACTACAGAAGCACATGTTAGATTTTTTACAAATATAATTTTTTTGAAAAAAGGCGTATATAAAAATAAAATTATATTTATAGTAAGAATATACTTATAAAAATCTGCATGATGAAAAAACAAAATACTTAAAATATTAATAATAATATTAGTGGAAATATACAAATATCTTGCTTCTTTCAAACTGATATCTTTATTTACTAGTGGTCTATAACTATTGTTTATCAAATCTATTTTCAAGTCAAATAAATCATTGATAACCATCGAATTCATCATAGTTAATTGTGTTATTACAGAAAATAGCCAGAAATTTTTGTTCAAAAATAATTTGTAATTCGGTATAGTTAGCCATCCTGCTAAAATGTTCAATAAAAATACAGGTAATACATTATTAATTCGTAATAATTTACTATAAGCAAACATTTTTTTCTTATATTTATGAAGTTTCATTGCGTTTGAACGTGGATAATTTATCAGAGGTGAACGCGATACTGTTTTCGTTATTGAATTTTTAATTAAAAAACATTCTGTTTTATTTATTTTATTGATAAACAATAAATAAAAAAAAATATAATATATTATTCTTTTAATCATAATGGAATAAACTATATTTATACATACCTGTTTATATAATTGTAATAATTATATAACAATTACATGTTTCATAAATATAAATTACAACTGTGATTGAATGTCGTCACAATTGTAATCAGAAAAACTATTTATCACGCTTGTGTCATTTATTATTTTAGTATTGTTTTATAACATTGGAAAATAAAATCAAAATGAAAAACATGAAAAAAATCGGAATCTCAATAACAAAAATATTTGAACAAAATTTTGAATTTACTGTTTTGATATTTTTTATTCTATTTTTTTTTATTTCTTTTGGTATCTATTATTATTTCAAAAATAAAACATTGAAACACCAATATGATAAACAATTCGATAATGGATATTATCATTATGAAAATGTTTTTACAGATGTTGAAATTAATGATATGGTATCAAAATGTAGAAATGGAGATTATAAATCATTGAAATCTGAATTGATAATAAATCAAAAATTAAAAAATCTGATTATGAAACTAAAAAAAAACCAAGATTATATATTTCAAGATTATATTTGGATTATTCAGAAATCCACTGTTCATACTTGTCATCGTGATAACAATGGTGATTTTTTTAATAAAGGTCAAAAATATCCTTCATACACGATGATTATTTATTTGGAAGATATGGATAAATGTCTCGGCATAATACCAAATAGTCATAAAAATCAAAATTCTTATTTTTTTAATTTTACAACACCATTAAAAGATATTCTATGTAAAAAAGGAGATGTCATCATTTTCAATGCAAATTTAATCCATGTTGGTACAATTAATGAGCGGGAAGATAATATTCGTATTCAAATGAAAATAACTCATAAAGATGATATCCAGTTTATAAATTATTACCAAAATTTCAATAAGGTATTGAAACAAGATAATAATTTACCACTTTTTATTCGTAAAGCACAGCGGTCTTTGTCTTGTACTTTTCCTGGATTTTCGAATTTAACACAAGGAGAAAATATACGAACAGCAAGAGGAAGCGATAATGGCGTGGATGTTGGAATTTTTCAGAAAATATTTTCTTATTTGTTTTATGGTAATAGTGAGTTTTATAATTTACCGAATGCTTTTTGATGGGTTATTCCATATAATTAGCTTCCAATTACTTTCAAACTGCATAAAGAATTTTATAATACTATTTATATAATAGTATTATAATTAATAAAATGAATAATACAAATGTTCCATTTATTAGTTTAGAATCATTAGAAAAGAAAATTATACCCAATAAACAAAAAGAAATCCGTATTAATTTTGGCGAAATAGAACAAGATACTGAAACAGAAGAAGAACAACCAAAACCAATTCAGAAAAAAATGTCAATTCTTGATAAAAGAAGAAGTTCCAATATTGACAGAAAACAAATCTTGGAAAGATTAGAGAAAAATAATGCATTGATTGTTAAATCTGAATTATTAATCAAAAAACCAATTGAAATACCAGAATCCATTCCTGCACCAGCAATCATATTACCCACATCAATAAAGAGAAAATTGGTTTTAAAAGAAACTGGTTCGAAACCGAGTGTACCTGAAAAACAAGAACAATTACAACAAAATGAACAAGAAGAAAAGGAAAGGGAAAAGGAAAAAATCGAATTAGAAATAGAATCGGAGAACGAAGCAGAAATTGATATCGAAAAAGAACTCAATGAAATTACTCAATTAGTTGAATTAAAAGAACCTGCTGTTTTAGAAGAAGATATCGTAGAAAAGATTATTGAAAAAGGACCTGGTGAAAAACCAAAACGTGGTAGAAAACCAAAACAAGCAAAACAAGCAGAAATTATCCCAGAAATTATTCCAGAAATTGATTTGACAACGGCTGTTATACGAAGTCAAAACGTAATAGATAGATTGCCAAAAGAAAGAGAAAAGGTGATTATCAAAGCACCTAGTTATTATATGAACAATCGTAAAATATTCATTCAGAAATTAACGGAATTATTCAAACCTTACCGTGAAGACATATTGAGAGATACTGAAACAGCTTCTTGTGATGGAGGGCAATCTAGTGATTTTGACCTCCTTACCCATCAAAAAATTGTCCGTGATTATCTGAATTTATATACACCTTATCGTGGATTATTATTATACCATGGATTAGGTGCCGGAAAAACTTGCACTTCTATTGCAATTGCAGAAGGTATGAAGTCAAACAAACGTGTTTTTGTAATGACACCAGCATCTCTTAAAATGAACTTTTTTAGTGAAATGAAGAAATGTGGTGATAATTTATATAAAAAGAATCAGTTTTGGGAGTTTGTTTCTATTGATGGTAGTCCAGAATATGTGGGGGTTCTCTCACGTGCTCTTTCGTTATCAGTGGATTTTATTCGTAAAAAAGGAGGTGCTTGGTTAGTTAATATACAAAAAGAACCAAATTTCACTGAATTATCTACAGATGAACAAACAAATATTGATGAACAATTGAATGAAATGATTCGTTCAAAATATACAGATATCAATTATAATGGGTTAAATCGTAATAAACTCAATTTATTGACTGGTAATTTGACAAGAAATCCATTTGATAATTCAGTTGTTATAATTGATGAAGCACATAATTTTGTAAGTCGTATTGTCAATAAAATCAAATCAAAGGATTCTATTTCATTTATTTTATACGATTATTTGATGAAAGCTGAAAATGCAAAAATAGTATTATTAACAGGTACCCCTATTATCAATTATCCAAATGAAATCGGAATTTTATTTAATATTCTGCGTGGTTATATCAAATCATGGACAATGACGTTGAATGTAAAAACATCGGAGAAAATAAATACTGATTCTATAATTAATATTTTAGATAAAGCAAATTTGAAAACATTTGATTTGGTTGAATACAGTGGTAATAAATTAACTATTACACGTAATCCTTTTGGATTTATAAATACTAAAAAGAGAGGTGTTGCAAAAGGAACGCGCCGCGAAAAAGTAGGTGGAGGTATGAATAAAACAAAGAAGAATAATTCCGTAAATTCAAAAAATTCGAAAAATTCGAAAAATTCAGATATTGAAACCAACCAATCTGCAGAACGTATTGAAAATCCAGGCAATAATGAATACATTGAAGAGGATGCAGATGTTAATAAACTTTATCGTAAAGGAATGAATTTAGATAACAACCCTTATCAAACCATTGGTGAAGGACTTTTTAAAGGTGGTGCAAGTGAAGCATTTGAAAAATACGAAGGTGTTAAATTAGATGAATCTGGTAATATTTCAGATACAGATTTTATCAATAAAGTAGTAAGTATTTTACGTAAAAATGACATTGAAATACCACCTGGTTCAATTGAAATGCATTTGTATAAAGCATTACCAGATGATTCTGAAAAATTCTTGAATACTTTTGTAAATATTGAAAATGGAGATGCAAATAATCTCAATTTATTCCAACGTCGTATTTTGGGTTTGACTTCATATTTCAGAAGTGCCCAAGAACAGTTATTACCAAGATTCGTAAAAACGCCAGAAGGAGATAATTATCATGTAGTAAAATCTGTTATGAGTAATTATCAATTTGGTTTGTATGAGAAAATTAGAAAAGAAGAAGCAGATAGAGAACGTAATGCGAAAAATCGGAAAAATCAAGGTAAACAAAATAACCAAACTAATCAAAACAAGCAAAATAAACAAAACGAGGAAAATGTTTATAATATTTCATCAACATATCGTATTTTTTCAAGAGCAGCATGTAATTTTGTTTTCCCAGAATCCATTGAACGTCCAGTACCAATTGTAAAAGAAGATAAAGAAGTATCAGAAGCAACTTTTGATGCTATTGAAAATCGTGAAATTGTCGATGAATATGCGCCGATTGGAGAAGAAGAAGATGAAAAAAAGGCCGAAGAAGAAATAACTAACACTAATATTACAAGTTATGCAAAACGTATTGAAAAAGCAATGGAAGATGTTATGGTTAAAACTGAAGGAACAAATGAATCCAAATATCTTTCGTTCGAATCATTAGAAACATTGAGTCCAAAATTCGCTCAAATAGTAAAGAATATTTCAGATCCAGAAAATATTGGATTACATTTATTGTATAGTCATTTCAGAACTATTGAAGGAATTGGTATTTTGAAATTGATATTAAAAGCAAATGGTTTCGTCGAATTCAGAATAAAACGTAATGCATCCAATGATTGGGAAATTGATGATGAATCTCCAGAGGAAAATGCAGGAAAACCCAGATTTGCACTTTATACCGGCACTGAAACAGTGGAAGAAAAGGAAATTATTCGTAATGTTTTCAATGGTATGTGGGATTATATTCCTGCAAATATTTCAAAAGTATTACGCGAGAACTCAGAAAACAACATGTATGGTGAGGCAATTAAATTATTAATGATTACATCTTCTGGTGCTGAAGGTATTAATTTAAGAAATACTCGTTTTGTTCATATTACAGAACCATATTGGCATATGCCTAGAGTTGAACAGGTAATTGGCCGTGCAAGACGTATTTGCAGTCATCAAGACCTACCTGAAGAATTGAGAACAGTGAAAGTATTCTTATATATTACAACGTTATCTGAAGAACAGAAGACCGATGAAAAAAATATTGAATTACGTATTCGTGATTTGAGTAGAATCGATAAAAAAACTCCAGTAACTACAGATGAAACTTTATATGAAATTGCAAGTTTGAAACAACGTATTAATAATCAAATATTACAAGCAGTGAAAGAATCCGCGGTTGATTGTAATCTTTATTCAGTATCGAAAAACAAAGAAGAAAATCTCGTATGTTATGGTTTCGGAAAAGTAGAATCAAATCAATTTATATCTTATCCATCTTTTGACCGAGACCGTGAAGAAAAAACCGGATTGGATGTTGAAACTTTAAGATGGAAAGCAGTAAAAGTAACAATCGGTGGTATAGAATATGCACTTAATGAAGATACTATGGAATTATATGATTTTGAAAGTTACCAACGTTCGGCACAAAGTGGGGTTGCACCAATTTTGATAGGACGTCTTTTCAATAATAAAGGGCGTTATGCAATTATTAGAGTTTAATAAATTTCTATTATAATAATATAATAATAATGGAACTCTGTGTTTTAGCGAAAGTCGTTTTTCTTCTTTCTATAATTGGTATTTCGTTTGATATTTATCTTTATGGAATATCCTTTTTTTCAGTGTTTGTAAATATATTTATTACATTTTTAGCAGTATGGATTACTAATTGGTCTTGTTATAATCAAACCAATAATTGGGTTGCTTGGGTAATCGTTATTTTCACATTTATAAGTTTGTTTCCTGTATTCTTATTAATAAAAAATAAAAATAACGAATATGCAAAAAAAATCGAAGAAGAGAAAAAGAAAAAATAATTGTTTTTATAAAACATAAATAAATATTCAAAATTATTTATGTTTTGTTTATTTTGAACCAATTTCAGCAGCAGAACCAGATTGGTTTCCACCACGGGTTTGTAATAATTTGATTTGGTCAGAACTTAATTGTAAACTTCCCATAGAATTTGATAAACCGGAACTATGACCAAAAGCGGATGGATTTCCTGGAGTATCATCAAATGAATCAATTTTATTATCGGCTACATATGGCTTACAGAATAATCCATCAAAACCATATACTTTTTTACAATCACCTCTATCTCCTGCAATTAAATAAGAATCTCGGTTATCCAAATTTTGATTACCAACATTTGTAGAATAACCCAAACTGGAAAATCCTTCATATGGGTATTGATTCGAAAAAATATTATCTTCGTAATAAGGAACGAATGTTGCCGAAGCCCCTAATGACATAATAATTACTAGAAAAATAATTGAACCTAGAAGAAAATATTCTCTGTTGAATTTCATTTTAATATTCTAATATAGAATTTACATAGATTTTTTATTCTATAAGGGATTACTAAATATATATAGTACCAAAAAATCAACATAAAAAACTTATCAAGGTATATATTATTAAAAAATTATATTTTGATATAATGACAACATTATCAAATAGCGAACGTCTTAATCTCAAAAAATTAATTAGTGAATCTGATTCTGAAAATAATACTGAACATATTCGTAAAGTAAAACATAGCGTTTTTATAAGAGATGACATTCGTAAAATGAATAATTTAAAGAAAAATAATGAGACTATGAATGATTCTGAACCTGAAAAATTCAGGGAATTATGTGAATCAGAATGTGTTTTTTTATTCAATAATTATACCGATATTTTTAATAAACTATTGAAAGATGAAATAGACCTCCGAATTATGACTAAATTATTGATGGTATTAAAAATGATTGAAGATAATCAAGTTGACCAACATGAAGGTTCAGTTATGGTTGGTAAAATTTTGAAAGAATTATATATTGATAGTGCCCAAAAACGTGCAGATAATATCGATAAAGAATACGAAGACCAAAAACCAACGTATCGTGAAAGTAAAAAAATTAGTTGGTCAGAATATAAAAAAATGAAGGAAAATGATATAAACGTATGATTTTATTATATTGTAATATCAAACTGATATGAATCATTTAAATGACCCATTTACGCGTTCTGTCTATACTAATCTTAAGTATAAATATCCAAATTCATCATTGAATTTTGCCATCTTGAAATTATCAATAAATGATAATGAATTGAAAAAAATATATACACAGCGTATAGGAGAATATAATAAAAAATTCCTTTCTAATTTGTTTCCAGACGCAGGGTTTGATGTATTAGTTCCTACACAAACTATTTTTGATACTGAAATTGATACTAAATTTATTGATATGAGCATTAAAACAGAAATGTTATATTGTGATGTAGAACGTGATATAGTAAGTAGTTCTGGGTTTGTAGTACATCCAAGGTCTAGTATTTCAAAAACACCTCTTATGTTAGCAAATCATACAGGTATCATTGATTCTGGATATCGTGGGTCACTAATTGGTGCATTTCGGTGGTTAGTATCATCAATAAATGAAGAATCTGAATATGTAGTAGAACAATATACAAGATTATTACAAATTTGTCACCCGACATTATGTCCTATATTTGTTGTTATCGTTGATGAAAATAATTTAACATCGACCGAACGTGGTGATGGTGGGTTTGGTTCTACAGGAAAATAAATAATATTATTTTGTATTATATAAAATAAAACGCTATTTTATATAACTTATTCATAAAAAAATCACTTGCAATGAGTGATAATAAAAATTATATAGATATGGATATAGACCTGGAATTTGATATAAAAGATAGTATAGATTATGCAAAAATATACAAAGGTAAATATTTCAATAAACAAAGAAATAACAAATATCAGAAAGTATTAGTATTTGATATTGACGAAACACTTGGGTCATTTGCTGATTTAGAGGTTTTATGGCGTGCAATTAAAGAATATAATAAAATAAATAGTATTATTACTGCAGTTGATTTTTTTGATTTACTAGACATCTACCCTGAATTTTTACGTTACGGTATAATACCAATTTTGGAGTATTTGAATCAAAAAAAGAAAAATGGTTATTGCAATAAAGTTTATATTTATACGAATAACCAATGCCCAGATGACTGGGCGAACTTGATATCTGATTATTTCAATCGTAAATTATTAACAGATAATAATATTTTTGATAAAGTTATTTGTGCATTCAAAATAAACAATCGGCAAATCGAATTTTCTAGAACAACACATGAAAAAACGCATAGTGATTTCATCAATTGTACCCTTTTACCAAATACAACTGAAATTTGTTTTGTGGATAATACTTATTTTCCTGGTATGTGCAAAGAACGTGTATATTACATACAACCACGTTCTTATAATCATCATTTATCTACAACAGAGATAATAGAGAGATTTATCAACTCGAAAATATTGTTTCAGATGATAAAATCAAATGATGAAAAAAACAGTTTGACGATTTTTTTGAATATTTTTTTTAAACAAAATAGAAGATATTTTAATATAACTACAACATTCAAGCAATTAGAAACCGATATTTATGTGGCTCAAAGAATAATGTATCATATTAAAGAATTTTTCTTTTTAACACAAAATAGACGTTCTCGAACCCATAAATTAAAAGTAAAAATTGGTAAATTTACACGTAAAAAAAATAAATAATATTTGGTATTATTGCTTTTTATTCGGTTTTATCAATATATTCATATGCCATCAAAATTAACTGTTCTTCGACTGATAATTTTTGAAATGTCAAACAATCGTCAAATTTGTATTGCATAAATCGTTTTTGTGAATTCATACATAATATTTGTGTTCCATTATCCATAAATTTGACATCTACAACAATTCCACCATTTGTAAGTCGGTCTGTATTATTTCTCAACCATCTAATATGTTTCCCTTTATGTATTTCATGTATTTCATCTACATAACGATAGCCAATTAATTTATTACAAAATTCACGCGTTTTTTCTTCTGATAAATATAATTCATTGATTTTATTGAAAATATCAATTGTAACATCATTCATTGTTTTGTTTTCCAAATAATCATTTTTTGAACTTTCTATAGAATCTAATAGTTGTTCAATATCAATAGTTGAAAATAATGTTGGGTCTTTCAATGCTGATTCATAGATTTCATTTATATTTATTGTTTCGTTTGTATTTTCGGTCATTTATTTCAATATTATTATATAATATTATTGAATCGTTTATTTAATCGTTTTTATATTTTGTTATTATTAGTTGTCGTTGATTGTTAGTTATTGGAGTATTTTTCAAAATCATTTTATATCATATCAATTTTTTGTAAAAATCCGGTTCCTATTTTTTTAATAATTTCAACAACACCTAAATTCAGTAATAAAAATGCAGCACTACCAAATATAATTTTTGAATCATATTCACGTAATTCATGTTTTCTGAATGGATGGAAACGTATCATTAAAAACAAACATATGAATAATTGTATTAAAACATTGAATCCGGATAATAGGTTTGTATTAAAAGATAGTATGCCAAATAAAACCAAAAAATAGAGAACATGAAAAGTGCCTACTGTAGTAATATAGTAATGTCCAAAAAAATCCAATATATTATCAAGTTTATTTTGTATATTTGAGAACAAATTCATTATATAGATATTTTTTAGATATTGTTTCAAAGAAGTTATATATTTGAATATTGAAAAATTATTTGATTTTGAACTCTCCAACGCTAATTATACTATCATACATTAAAAATAAATATATACTATTCGATTACACTTTTTCTAGCAAATACACTCATTTTGTAATAATAATATTACAACTAATAAACCAAATACACATTTATTGATTTAATAAAATAATTGAAATTTACCAATCACATAAATGTAAATTGATTTATTAAATTAATGAATATCGAATTGGTTGCTAAAAAATATAAAATCCAGAAAAAAATAGGCGAAGGTAAATTTGGTGTTGTATATTCCGGGTTTCATCAAAAAACCAAGGAACCTGTGGCAATCAAAATGGAATATTCGAGAACCCCTACAAAATTACTAAAAAATGAGGTTTCATTGATGAAATATTTATATGACCATGGTTGTCGTAATATTCCAATAGTATATTGGTATGGGTTATATTCAGATTCATTATGTTTGGTAATGTCTTTTTATGAGTGTTCTCTACATGATTATATTTTGAAAAAGGAATTACCATTGAATAAAATGGCTTCTATTATGATTTACGCTATAGAAATATTAGAATCTATACATAAAAACTATGTTCTCCATAGAGATATTAAACCACATAATTTTATGTTGAAAGATGGACAATTGTATATTATTGATTTTGGGCTATCTACATTTTACATTGATGAAAAAACTATACATCTCGAAGATATGGGTCAAGCAAATGAACATATTATTGGAAGTCCAAAATATGTAAGTTATAATATGCACGAAGGATATACTTTATCGAGACGTGATGATTTAATTTCACTTGGGTATATGTATCTTTATCTTTATTATCGAGAACTTCCATGGGATAAATTAATAAATAATACCAATTTTGAAGAGATTTTGGATGAAACCAATGTTCTCCATTATAAAAATAAACAACGCCGAGAACATAAAAAAATAGAAAATATTTTGAAATATTATAATGCGTTTGAGTTAGAAAAATGTAATGAAATAAATCAAAGTATATTTGAATATTTGAATTATTGCTATAAATTGAAATATCAAGATAATCCAAATTATGATGGATTAAAAGAATTATTTCGGTAAGTTTTGTAAGTTTATAAATTTATTTGTTTTTCTTTTGACCATTTTCATCATAGTCTTCATCTTCTTCCATATTTTCAGCACCTTCCTTTTCCTTTTCTTCATCTTCCATATTTTCAGCACCTTCCATCATAGCAAAGAATGGTAAATTTGCAGGATGGTTGCTTACCAGGAAACTATAACCACTTAAGGCAAGAGAAATAAAAATGATAGCTACTAAAAAAATGATTGACATAGTTTTTGCACTAATTCCTAAACCTTTCATTTCGATTGAATATATATTTTGATTATAAATTATTTTTAAGTAAATGATATAAAAAATTAATTAATATATAACTCATATCTTAAGTAAGATAATAATTTTTGTAAGAAAATGGCCTCAAATAATGAAAATGTTCAAATAGAATCCGATAGATTAGTCGGTCAAGTAAAGTGGTTCAATAATAAAGCTGGTTATGGATTTATTACTGTTAGTGATGGAGAGCATGCAGGAAAAGATATCTTTGTTCATTTCAGTACAATCCTTGTCACTAATTCTCAATATAAGTATTTGATTCAAGGTGAATATGTTGAACTTACTTTAATAAAGTCTACAACTGAAAAACATGAATATCAAGCAATCAATGTATCTGGCATCAAGGGTGGCTCACTTATGTGTGAAACGCGTCGCGTTAGTAACCATGTTAGGCAAAACGACGATGGATTTCAAAATAGACAAAAGCGTTATAAGATTCAAGGTGACACTGAAAAATCAATTTACCAATCTTCAACACAACAACAAGACAGTAATGGTGAGTTCGTTCAAGTAAGAAGACGTAGACAAAATTATTCAAACAAATATCCTGCACCAAAGTCTGAAAATTTATAAATATAATAATTAATTTTATATAGAATTATTTATTATCTGGAAGGCGCAAAAAGTTAAAAAGGTGTGGCAGGAGAAGAAAAACTAGTAGGAGCGGAAATTCCAGGAGGGCCAGGTGGTCCTGGTGGACCTATAGGACCTACCGGTCCGCCAGGACCCATTTTCCCATGAAATCCTCTTGAACCATCAGGACCAGGAGGACCGACTTTTCCTCTTTTACCATGTTTACCTCTTTCCCCCTTTGGACCTCTTTGTCCCATTACACCTCTTTCACCCTTTTCACCCTTTTCACCTTTTGGACCTTTTGGACCGGTCGGTCCAGAATTACTTACCAAATTTTCTTTGATTTTTTGTAAAATTACTTGTTTATCACTTCTAAAAAAACTATAATTACTTAACGCAAGAGCAGAGAAAATGGTTAGTAATAAAATTGCAATCAAGATAGTTTTTGAACTAATTCCTAAATTACTATTTTTCATTATATACATTTATATGACAAAATCTTATTGTAATAGTTAGATAATTTTATTTTATAAATTTTATAATACAAATTTAATTAATAGAATTGCCAGGAGTGCCTGCTGGACCACGAGGACCAGGAGGACCATGAAACCCTCTTGGACCACCAGGATTACCACGAGGACCAGGCACACCACGTTGTCCTTGGCGTCCTTGTTCGCCAGGGGGACCAGCACGACCACGTTCTCCGCGTTCTCCACGTTCTCCGCGTTTGCCTTCTCGACCTTGTGGGCCTGGAGGACCAGGCGGACCTGGAGGACCTCCAGAAGGACCTGGAGGACCTGGTGGACCACGAGGACCGAAAAACCCAAAACCAGGAGGTCCAGGAAAACCAGGAGGTCCAGGTGGGCCAGGAGGTCCAGGCGGGCCAGAATTACTAGTCAAATTTTCTCTGACTTTTTGCAAAGCTAATTCATTGTTAATTGTAAAAAAAGTATAATTACTTAACACAAGAGCAGAAAAAATGGTTAGTAGCAAAAATACAATTAATATAGTTTTTGAATTGATTACTAAATTACTACTTTTCATTATTATACATTTATATGACAAAATCTTATTGCAATAGTTGTATAATTTTCTTACATAAATATTGTAACATAAAATTGAATAATTTTAATATAAAAATTTCAAACAAAAATAATAATTATAATTGTAATAAAATGCTATTATCAGATAAAGAAAAACAGTATATTGATAAATTTATCAATAATGTTGATAATGTTTCGTCAAGAGCATATATTTCATTGAAAAGTATTGAAGGACTCAAAAATGAACATAAAAATATATTGAATGAACCTAATAATACATATAATATATTTGCAAGTGAATCATATTACACATATGGTTTATACAAAAACGAATCTGGAAAAATTTATTTATTGACTTTTTATATTCAAGAAATAGATGAGTATGATGATGATATTGAATTTTATTTGAATTGATTAAGACTAATATTATAAATATACAATTTTACAAATAATAAAAAAATGATAATTATGGTTTATTATTATTTTTTTTACGATACGATATGATTTATATTATTCATCATCTTGTAATATATTGATAGTTGGTTTTCGACCTCGTCTTTCGTCACCAAAATTGGATTTTGTATTTTGTTCAAGTAATTTTCCTATTACACAAATATATGGGTCGTTTAATTCAAACCGAACACCAATTACACGAACAGTAATTTTCATATTTTCTTTTATTTCAGAAAAGTTTCTGTCTGTAAAATGGTGGTCACGTGCAATAAATACGGTAATTGGAACAACTCCATTTTTATCAATCACTTCTGCATGGATACCAGCTTTAGTAATTGTTTTTGTATCACATTCAATAAGCATTCCTTCTACTGGATGACAAACCATACATTCAAATGATGTTTGAAATTCAACTTTTTCATTATTAATAGTTCCACTAGAATAATTCATAACATTTACTGAACCAGGACGAATGAATCCTTCTGCAATACAACGACCCTCACATAATTTTGAAATCTTACGTTCTAAATTTTGTTTTATACTTTTTCCAATTTCTGTTATAGAAAGTATAACTTTCATTGTTAATAACGATTTGATATAAACACCATAAATTTCTCTTTTTTCAGTCATATTGATATATAATGATACAAAATATTTATGTTATTTTAGTTTTTGTTTAATTATATTTAACAATTAAAATTCAATTTTTTAATCACGCTTGAAATCAATAATGCTATTAATTGCTGTTTTTTCAGAGTCGAAAAACCAATAAAGTCCTTTATGACCAATATCGTTATAATATCTCAATAATATTTCTAAAATAACACATAATCCAGATTTATAGATTCCATTTTCCATTCTCTTTTCTATTACAATACCCTTTTTCAGAATTGAACTAACATAGTATTGTTTTATGAATTCGTTTGTGTAAATAGGCTCTTCTAATAATGAATTGATACGGTCTAAAATTTCCTTTTTGCTCGCTTCATTACAAAATGCACCTTTATTATTCCATTTTCCAGTTGTTATTTTTGTTTTGAAAATAATTTCACCAGTTTTGAAAATATTCATAAATCCAATCAAATTATTGATTTTATTTTTAGAAACAACAAATTTCTGTATATCTGTTCTGAAATCACTATATTCAAAATCATCAATTTCTCTCCATAATAGACGGTTTTCATTATTTTGAACAAATATTTTCCAAACAATTTGTTCTTTTACATCAACATCTTTTGTTAATAAAATTCCCTTTTTATCACGAAAAGAAACTAGTTTCTCATCAAAATATGATTTCATAATTTTTTCAATATTCATTTCATCGTTCTCTATGGATGATACTTTTTCAGAGAAATCGACTTTATAAATGTTTCTTACTAAAACCATTTTTTCTTTGAAATTCAAGCTATCTAAATTATGATGAATAATATATTTTGCGATATTTTCGGTTGGAATTCTATGATTCTCTGTTAATTTATCGTAAACGTTATTAACATGTTTATACCAATCATTTTCACCAGATTCAATAATTGCTTTCTCCTCTAATAATGCATTTTTCAAATTCTCTTTCATAGTATTCATTATATTGTTGTATTTCTCTTGAATTTCTATTTCTAATTTAATACTATCTTGTTCTAGGTTTTCTGTAATGGTGGTTTCTTTCAATTCATCACCCTCTTTCATATTTTGTTGTTCAGTATCTTTTTCTATTTTAGTAGGCAATTCCAATTCCAACGAATAAGGTTTATAATCAATTGGAATTGAACGGTCAAATAACGACGATTTCTCATCTGTAATTTCAGCTGGTTGGAATGCATAATATTCATCACGATTTATTAAATAACCTCGACGGCCATATTTATCAATTATGAAATCATTTTTATTATCAATAAATCTTGTTAAAACATAATCAATTTGTTCTGATGGATATTTTTTTATTATATTGATAGAGTTTATCAAATCATCACGTTTATAAAAATGCTGTTCTCTAAATAATTGGCGAATACGTTTTAAAATCATTGAATAATTCATTCTCACAAAATCATCATTATAAGTGGATTTTATAATATCAGAATTACTGATTTGTTGTGTTGAACTATTACAAGTGAAATTACAATTATCCATATAATCACATATATCAGTGAATGGTTTATCACCTATTTTGAATTCAATTTGTTTTCTACTTGACAAATTAATATTAATGTTTTTGTTTTGGGCGAGCGCTGTTATTTTATCAATTGTAAAATTGGTTTGACCAATATTAAGTATACAATCTACTGCAATTTCTTTCAACAAACGGGTTATTTTACCAATTTGGGTAGCTTTCTTTTCTGCATAGCGATATACATATAAATCAGCAGGTTCTTCTGATACTCGCTCTTTTTGAGTTATTTCTTCTTGATTGATTGGATTTTCAATAGGTCCTTCTATTATTTTTGGTCCAGATGCATGTAAATATATTTCAACATTTCTTTCTTCAAATGGTAATTGGCAATGGCTCAAATTACGAACACCACGCCCTATAATCTGTTCTATTCTGTTTAAATTATACCATGGTTCCAAAATATGGACTTGACGAATATTTTTGAAATCCAATCCTTCGGCGGCTGCTTTAGTAATTAAAATCACTTTAACTTTTTCACCATTTTTGTTATCGGGATTTGTTACATGTTTAATATCTGCCAAGTTGTTTGGTGAAAAGTTAGGGTCTCCTGATATAATTACATATTTTGCAGGTTTGAAATCTTGACCACCAGATTCTAAAAATTCACTCCGTGGTTTCATAGAAATAGAATCAATTGGTTCAGAAGGAGGTGTTTTGAAAAGCGATTTTGTATAAACAGCTGCACCAAAACGTGAAAATCCCATTTCTTCAAGTGCTAATGCAAGAGGAACTATGCCACCATCAATATATTGCGAATAAACAATAATTATACCATTCGAATTTTTTATAGATTCGCAAATCTTTGAAATTTTATGACTATATTTTGGTAATTCGGATTGACTAAAAATACGACCATATTTTTCCAAAACTTCTGGTTTGTATTCAAATTCATGTCTCAATAAATAACTAGACCTTATTGTTTTGTATTTCATAATGGTCGACAATCCTTCTTTTCCTAGAAAACTTTTTATAATAATTTCGGTGTTATCGTTATTCAATTGATTATTTGATTCAACAATCATATTATCTAATTTTGGATTAGGAAATACAATATTTAATGCTTCCAATGGCTGTTTCAGATGCATATAACCAAACGATTCCATGTTTTCGAAAGAAGGCATATCACGTTCTCGTCCATACAAATCAGTTGTTGAAAATGATTTATTTCGAAGATAATTAATAATAAAATTATATCCTTTTTTTTGATATTCACCCATTTCATTTAGATACAACGGAAGATGTTCAATCGGTTCTTCGATTGGTTTATTATTCATTTGTAAAGTTGGATATTTTATCGCACTAACCGTATTTTCAGGTGAAAAAATATCAGGATAAATACGAAAAGGGAATGTATATGGGTTTTCACCACGAACGAATGATATATATCCAGTTAATTTTCGTTTCAAAAGGTCTCTGCCATTTTCCAATAAACGACCATCTGGCATTGTTCGTTCTGGTAAAAATTCACCGTTTTTATCAAATACGTCTTCTTCTTTTATAGTACTACGTTTATCAACTAAATTCATTAAATTTGTTAGCATAATTATTTCTTTATAACTATTGTACATAGGTGTTGCTGATAATAGTAATAAACGAATATTATTCGCATATTTTATAACTTCCATTAATAATGAAGCTGTTTTTTTGTTTTTCTTATTATCATCAGTCATTCTAATATTATGAACCTCATCAATAATAATAAGACGGTTATCAAAAATACTACGAATACGCTTTACTCTTAATTTTTTACGGTCTTTTTCTGAATATATTGAATCGTTATCTTGAAATATTTTTCGTTTTATATAATTTGCCAATTCAAAATAACCTATAAAAACATAATATTGGTTGATTAAAGAATTGATTTGTTTTACGACTGTCTCTTTATTAAGTCCTTTCAAATTAGTAGGATTAATTTCTTTCAATAGAGAATTACCTACACATGTATTCAATTCCCAAACTCCACCTACTGATTCCAATTTTCTTTCATCGAATAATTGAAGACGGAAATTTTGCTGGACATTTGGAGATGCTACTATTAAAATACGTTGATTTATTCCAACTTGTTTCATATATTCTCGCATTTCTTCGGCTATTCCGATTGAACTACATGTTTTTCCAGTTCCTAATGAATGGTATAACAACAATGCATTGTATGGTGTTTGAAATGATAAAAAATTCTTGACAAATAATTGATGAGGTAATAATTCAAATTCTGCATTACATAATAAGTCAGATTGTTTTTTTACATCATAAATTTCACCATCAAATTTTGTGTCATTGAATTCTTTACGTTTTGCAATTTTAATACTGAAATCTGGGTCGTCCAATTCTGGATACAAAAAATCGTATTCATTTTGATATATATTTTTTTTGTTTATTTCAAATTCTGTTTTTTCACGCTCAAAAAGATATTGATTATATTCCTTTGAATCTTTGGTTTCGGGTATAATATTTATTTTATTTTGATATGTTTGCTCTTCATTGGTTAATTCTATATCACTAGATGGATTTTGAGTTTCAATAATATTATGTTGTTTTTCTTTTGGTTTCATCAATTCTGATAAAGGCTTTATTTCATTAGTTGATTCTATAATAGGTTCTATGATTGGTTCTTCGATACTTACTTCTCTAGAATCTACTTCAGGTTCTTCAGTAAATGGTTCTGGAAGTGATTCTGTTTCGGGTTCTGTTTGTACCACTGTTTCGATTTCTTCAGCAAGTGGCTGTTTTTCTGGTATTTGTTCTGGTTTTTTTTCTGGTTCTTTGATTTCGGATATATTTTCAGGTATATTTTCAGGTATATTTTCAGGTATATTTTCAGGTATATTTTGAGATATACTTTTTTGTTCAATTTCAGATGGTTTTACTGTTTCATTATTTTTCATTTGATTTTCAATACATATAATCAATCGTATCAATTCACCTTTCAAACGTGCAACTTTGGCAGTATCTTTTTGTCCAATTGGTTCTCCAATTAATCTATGATAAATATCTCTTAATTTTTGACCATTGATTTTTTCTAATTCAGCTTGTCTGGGTAAATCAGATTCAGATAATACATAATCTTTTGTACAATTAGAACCATCATTCTTGTTGGTTTTTGTAGGTTTTGAAGTAGTAGAAAGATTTTTTAATGATTCCAATAATGGATTTTTAGTATTTATATCAACATCAAGTGGATTTGTAGTTGTCAATATACGTAATAAACTAGAATCATTATCAACCACTTTATCTTGTTTTCTCATTTTCAATGTTCGTTTCTTTTTTTCGGGTGGTGAATTTGATTTATTTTTTGTTTTTTTATTTGAATTTACGTTATTAATACTTAACATTAATATCCCTTTGAAATATGTGTATATATTCTTATAAACATATTTCCGAAGAAAATCAAAAAGAAATGATATGAAAAGCATTCAATGTAGTATGAATATTGGTAATCATTCTTTTTTTCTCTAAATTATAAGGCCTTATTGAATCAATACATTGGTCAAACGTTTTCCATTCCATTTTACTTACTTCTGTTTTTTCAAAATTATTCATATCAATATTATATTTGTTATCTATAAAAGTCAAATAATATTTATGTTTGTACGATTTATAATTTGAACCTGTAAATATCTCCTCAAATGGTAGTAAATTTTTGATATTTCGCAAATATTCACTTTTGATTCCAGTTTCTTCAGTAAATTCACGTAAAGCACATTCGTAATCTTTTTCTTGATAATTACGGCGACCTTTTGGAAACCCCCATTCTGGTTCATCCCAGCATTGGTTTTTTGAACATTCTTCTATTAGCGACTCCAAATTATAAAAATCAGATTTTACAAATACACCATTACGTAAAATATTGAATTTTTCTCTTGATGATGTTTCCTCGATTTTATATTGATTTGAAATAATTTCATCACCCCATATATTTTTCCATAATTTATCAAAATTCATAGTCAATAAATTTTCTTTTTCTTGATTGGACATTTGTTTTAGCATATTAATTAGATAATCTTTGTTATAAATTGAATATTTTCCTCTCATAAAATCGATAAATCCTAAAGTATCTTTTCTACGTATCATTAAATATTGTATATTATTTTCAATCATACGAAATAAAATGATACCTATACTGGTAATAGGCATTTTACAGTTATGAAATAAATGACCATTCTTGCCACAGTTGTTACAATAATTATCATTCATTTTTTTTATTTATTTGCGACCAATTCTATTTGAATATAATGGATTGCTTTTATATAATTATTTAAAAAATATGATATTCGATTCATCTGTTTGGGGGCCACATTATTGGTTTTTTTTACACACAGTAGCTGAATCTTATCCAATGCATCCAACAACAATAACAAAACGCAAATATTATGATTTAATCCAAAATATGCCATTATTCATTCCTATAGTAGATATGGGTAATAAATTTAGTGAATTATTAGACCGTTATCCTGTAACACCTTATTTAGATAATAGGGATTCTTTTGTAAGATGGGTCCATTTTATTCATAACAAATTCAACGTTTTATTAGGAAAAGAAGAAATGTCATTACCGATGTCTTTAGAAAAATACAGAGCAGAATACAGGCCAAAACCAGTTTATTTAACAGAAAAAATAAATATGCGAAAACATTATGTTCATGTAGCGCTTATATTAGGTTGTTTATTTTTGATATATTGTTATTATGAATAGTTATATTTTATTGAAACAACATATAAAGCCTTGAAATTGAAAATATTATAACAATAAAATCTAATTATTGTATAGATATAGTTTTTTTTAAAAAATGCGTATAGAAATTATTATAATTTTGATAGCAGCTTTTGTAATGGCAAATATTTATTCAGAAGGAAAATATATGAAACTCCTATTTTCTTGGAAAAAATATTATCAGATGGCTGGAGTAGCCTTTGCAGCTTTGATGATATATATTTTGATAAAACGTAATCCTATGAGAGCACAAGAAATTGTATCCGCATCAAATGAATATATTAAATACTTACCTATAGATAAGAATACATCCAATATGATTTCACCTATTTTGGATTTTACATCAAAACATAGTTTTACTTCATCACAATATTCTGATATGGGAGGTGGCGGTAATTATAATTATCCAATATTAGCTATGCCAAATACACCTACGAATAATAACACTGTATCAGAATCGAGAATGATGCAATCTGGTAAAAAGGCAACAAAACGTTCAGTAAGTGAAACAAAAAAAAAATTTGTTGCATCTAGACAGAATTGGAAATGTGGGGATTGCCAACAACAATTGAATGCTTGGTTTGAAGTCGACCATAAAACAAGACTAGAATATGGTGGAAGTAATCATATAGATAATTTAGTAGCTTTATGTAGAGAATGTCATGGTAAAAAAACAACAATTGAGAACCTTTAATTTTTATATATGAAAAATAAATATATAAAAATTGATAATAAATTCTAGAAATATATTAGTAAATATCAAAATTATAAATGTCTTCTTATGAAAATATATTGAAATTTTTTGAAAATCGTAGAAATAATTTATTCGCATTTTTCGAAAATCGTAAATTAAATATATTGAATTTTGTTGATGAATTCAAAAAAACACCTGATATGCAAAATAGTGTTTTGAAATATGGAATATTTATAGGTATTATTATTTCGATTATTATCATTTTTTATTACGCATCAATTGACCCGAAATCTATGACATCCAATAAATATCTATATTTTTTATCAATCGCTATACCTTTGATAATCGGAGTATTATATATTATACCATTCAATAGCAATAATGCATTATACAAAATATTATTAGGATTTTTATTAGTATCTTTAATCGTAACTGTGATATATTTCTATTCTACTACAAATATTGCAACAAGTATTTTTATAAATTATTTAATGAATTTCTTAACTTTTGCAATTATTATTTGTGCAATGGCTATATTTTTGTATGTATTTACTAATTATCTGAAGTCATTGAAAGGTACAAGTGGTTTTATTGCTTATCTATTGTTTTATATACCATGTCTATTGATTGATTTTGTTCGTTATATAATTAATGAGTTCAAAATGACAACAAATGAAATATATATTTTATTTTTGATAGAAATAGCATTGATACTGGTTTATATATACTTACCGTCACTAATATCAAAAATATTAGAAAATAATAGTATTGTATTGATGAAAGATTCTGCGTTTTTAGATATAGAAAAAGTAATTGGTAATAGCGAACAATTCAAAATGCCACAAAAAATGACAGATAATCTCAATTATGATAATCCATCTTATAGAAAAGATTATAGTATATCAATGTGGGTTTATTTGAATAGCCAAACGTCATCATATATGGCAAATTCACAAGAAAAACCAATTTTTGATTATGGAAACGGAAAACCAAAAATTACTTATATGAATAATTTGAAAAATAGTGATGAAAAAGATATATTGGTTTTTTATTTTACTAATATTGATTCAAATAATCATAAATTTGAATATCAAATAAGTAAGCAAAATTGGCATCAAATTGTATTTAATTATAGTTCAGATTATGTGAATTTGTTTATAGATGGTAATTTAGTAAATACGCATTATTTTGAAAAAGATATGCCGTCATATTTACCTACTGATGAAATTAAAATTGGTTCAACTAATGGGTTAGATGGTGCTATCTCAAATATAATTTATTATAAAAATATTCAATCCAAATCACAGATTTCTAATTCTTATAATTTGCTTTATAAAAAAAATCCACCGACTATGTCATAAATATTGTAATAATTTAAAAATTTACCAATATTAATTTGTTAATAATAATTATAGAATGAATACAATAATTATTGTTTTAGGAGTGATTATTTTATTATTAGTTTATATTCTTTTTACATATTTCTCAAGCACTAGCACTCAATTAAATGCTAGTGCAAATTTAAATACGATTGCTCCTGCAATTACATCAATCAATAATCCAACAAATACTAGATATGGATACAGTATTTGGGTATATATTAATAATTGGGATAATAATGCAAATAAAGTAATATTTAGTCGTTCAAAAAATTTGAAACTTTATTTGAATAAATCATCTCCAACATTAAATTTAGATGTTAAAATGAATGATGGTTCAACCCAAACTATGGTTATTACTAATAATTTCCCTATTCAAAAATGGTGTTTTATTGCAATTAGCGCGGATAATCAATTTTTTGATGCATATATTGATGGTAAATTAGTAAATTCTCAACGATTTTATTCTCAAAACCCCACAAATTCAACTGGAATTATGCCAGCTGTACCTCTTGATACTACCGTTCCTGTTTATTTAGGTAATTCAGATACTTCCACTGTTAATTTTACTGCATTTGATGCATATGTCGCAAAATTTCAACGTTTTACATCACCAATTGACCCACAAACTGCATGGAGCACTTACATGTCTGGTAATGGTGGAAATCGTATGTTATCATCTTACGGAATCAACTTGAATATATTAAAAGATAATGTACAAAAACAACAAATTAGATTATGGTAAAACCCAATAATATAAAAAATTATAAAAAATTATAAAAAATTATAAAAAATTATAAAAAATTATAAAAAAT